CTTAAATTATAAGTATCATTTTTAATTTTTCATAAATTATATAATTAGCCTAACGGTCTCGCCATAACTAATCTTCAATTTGAGAATGTCATCCGTTAATCAATCTCCTCTAGGATTTGCATAATCCTATCTGTTAATATGTCTGATAGAATAACGGATCTGTTTTAAGTATTTCTGGACCCTATCTGCCTCCTCCATAGCCTTCTCTTTCGATTCCTTCACATCCTCTTCTAATTCCTCAACCTTCTCTTCCAATTCAGCAATTCTCATCTGTTCTCTACTCTCGGTAGACAACAGATCAGCAATTCTCATCTTTTGTCTACCGATTGTCTGATGAGCATGTTTGTTATCTTTTATCAACTCCATCATAATACGGTTGAGGGGTTTAGCATATACTATGCGTCCATGATCCATTTTTCCCTTTTAAGAAGATATATATATATATATATATATATTATATCTTAAATTATAAGTATCATTTTTAATTTTTCATAAATTATATAATTAGCCTAACGGTCTCGCCATAACTAATCTTCAATTTGAGAATGTCATCCGTTAATCAATCTCCTCTGGGATTTGCATAATCCTATCTTTTAATATGACCGATAGATCGTACCAACGTTGAGCCTCGGGGTAATTTTCCGTCAATTTTGAGCATGCTAATTTTTGTTCGGCATATTTCAACAGCACATATGCGATCTGTAACTTTGTCTCGGTCATCGTGATAAAGCCGCATTTGGTCCATGCGCGTAGAAACTGGGTTTCCAGACTTCTTAACTTAATTTTATCAAGTATATTGCTTATACGATTTGCATCGTCACAGTCCTCTATCGCAACCATATTATCCAATTCGATCTCCAGTTCGACGATATTACCACAGTCCATCTTCATTGCGATTAATAGCAATCTTTACAATTACATAATATATATATTAAAATTATAACTATCATTTTTTATACTTCATATTCAGGTTCTAAATCATTTAATATATCTCCATTCCATGCAAAACAACATAATTTATCCGACTTTATATCTATAAAAATATAAAGACTATTTATATTTTTATCATGTACATCAATTGAAAACATCTTTTTATTTTTAGAAGCTTTTTTTATACTTGTAATATGTTTTTTATAACTACTATCTGTGCTTGGACGAGTAATATATGGTTTATAATTTTTATATTTATTATAATATTCAAGTTTATTATTTTTAAGAATATTAAATACAAATTCTTTTCGTTGTGAATTTAGTTTATTTTTAGTATATCCTTCTATTTTTAGTGTTTCTTCTTTAGAAATATCAACAATAATAGGTATTGTTGAACGCTTATCAGCACTCATATTTATGATACTGAAATCATGTTTATTATATTCAATCGGATTATTCCTTTTAAGTTGTATTGTTTTATCAACTATATAATTAACCTTATCATAAATAGATCTAGGACAAATTAAATTCATCTTATCACAATATTTCTTATCCCCAGTTGCTCTCCCAACTAATTGAACTAATCTATTTAATTGATTACTATGAAAAAGTGACACAATAATATCTGTAAAATTGAACCCTTCAGTGCAAAAAGTAACCCCTCTTTCAATGGTCCAATATCCTGTAATCGCTAAATTCATTATATTATTTTCATACCAATGAGTTAATACTTTATATAACTCTCCATCAATTCTATATTTATTTTTATAATCTTTTAATGTGATGCGATTCCCTTCAGGGTAGCAAAAACCTTTAAATTTACCATTACTTAGAAATACACAATAATCATTTTCATTAAAGAAATGTCTCACTTCCTCATGTGAACCAACATTTTCTTTTTCAGTACATATATGCGCAGGAGCAAATACAATTTTCCTCATGGATGTATCTATTAAACCATGTTCATAAATAAATTTAATATATTCTAATGGATTCGATGTGTCATAATTACATTCAATGTAATTATGATCTCTAATTTGTCTATAATTATTCACATACTCTTCATAATTATATTCTGATAAATCTTTATTAGCATTAATATTTAATAATTTTAATATATTATTTTTCTCCAATACCTTCCAAAATTTATCAGTCGGAGTAGCAGTGATAAACATAATACCATCCATGATACTTCGATATTCATTAATACGAGATATAAATTTACCTGCAATTCCTAAATTAGCATCTGGTTCATCAAAATTTAAAAAAAACTTAATATCAGAATAATTAATGAAGCACGACTGTCCAACAAAAATATCAAATAATTTAATTAAATCATCTAATATACGTTTTTTATGACAACACATAATTAATATACTAGGAATATCCTCAATAGATTTAGCAGATATTAACTCCGTTATAAAACTATCCATATTTTTATAACCTATGATATTTCCATCTTTATCCTTTCGTCTAGTTTTACTTGACAATACCTGAACTTTAAGGTCAGAATCCAACTCGTCCATTGCTCTATATCGCCATTGCTGTGTTTCTAATAAACTATTATTAGAAACAATAATACTTATCAAATTACTATTACATTGTCCCTTATATATAATGTGATTTTGTGCTATTTTAGTTAATGCTTGCTTTGTTTTACCTTTTGTAAATTGTGTTAATTCGTGATTTAAAAATATAGGTATTTCTTTTATTTTTATATTTGATTTATTAAATTTATCTTTATTATTAATTTTCATTTGAGAATGTCTTTTTACAATATCCATCAAACAATCACTATGATTCCCCATCGAAAAGTTAATATTATACGGTTCATCCAATAAGACTTTCATATCTAAGTTACTCAATTCATATTTATATGTTCTCGCCCTGTCTATGTGTTCACGTGATTCTATATGAATATTACTATGTGATTTCTGATTACTAATATGACTACATATTTTACAATAATAATAGGTTTTTGACATGTTAATTTAATATGTTAAATTAACATCTCTTTATATGATAAATATCATTTTTTTAAAAAATTGATCTTAAAAGATATATTTATATATTAAATATAAATGACTGATACTAAATACACGAAACCTCTTTTAAAATGGGTTGGAGGTAAAACACAAATTATTGATAAATTAATAGAAATATTTCCAAAGCAAATTAATAACTATCACGAAATATTTTTAGGAGGAGGTTCTGTTCTATTAGCAGTATTACAATCTAATATTAAAATTAAAGGTAAAATATATGCATATGATTTAAATATAGCACTAATTAGTCTTTATAAGAATATACAATCTGATTATAAGAGGTTATTTGAAGAGACTGATAGAATAATACAAATATATAATTCTATTTCGGAGCATAATGTTAATTTATCTAATAAAAAAGAAGAAAGAAATCCTAAAAATATAGATAATGCAAAGAAGTCAAGAGAATCTTTTTATTATTGGATTAGAAGAGAATATAATAAAGAAGCAGATAAGACAACTCTTAGTTCATCTGTTATGTTTTTATTTATGAATAAAACTTGCTTTAGGGGTGTTTTTAGAGAAGGACCTAATGGATTTAATGTTCCATATGGTAATTATAAAAATCCATCTATTCTCGTTTTAGAACATTTAGAAAAAGTTAATTTCTTAATTAAAGATGTTAAATTTATTCATAGTGATTTTTCAAAATCATTAAAGAATGTAGTAGAAGGTGATTTTGTATATTTAGACCCTCCCTATGCTCCAGAAAATAAACTATCATTCGTTAAATACAATAAAGAAGGGTTTGATATAGACCAGAACAAATTATTATTTAGTTTGACAAAGGAATTACCTTGTTCCTTTGTTATGAGTAATTCAAATGTAGAAATGGTAAATGAAACATTCAAGGATTATAAAATAGAAACAATATTATGTAAAAGGTCAATTAATTCTAAAAAACCAGGTTCAAAGACAAAAGAAGTAATTATTCAATCAGTTTAGAAGCCATTTCTTAATTTCATCAACATAATTTTTATCTTCACCCCAAAAAACAGGGATGTTGTATTTTTTAAAATATCTCATCTCGGGTTTATATTTATCTTTCTTGAACCAATTACATAAACAATAACAATAGTTTATTTCATATGCTGGGTATAATTCTTTATAAAATTCCCTCTTAAAAATTGCGGTTTGGATTTTTTCATCTACACTACCATTACATTGTTGAAACTTTTTTTCAATTATAAATAATTTTTTATTTTCAATATCTATAAAAGCTTCATCGGGATTTAATCTTTTTTCACGTTTAACATACTCATCTTTTAATTTTTTATTTAATTCTGATTTAATTACTCTAATAAATACTTTATCTCCAAGTTTTAATTCACCACTTTTACAAATTACAGTTTTGTCTTCAAATGATAACCCTGTCTTATTAGTTCCAGAACCACCAGCACCTGTTCCTCTATTTACAATATTAGATTGAGCTTCTGGTTCAATATTTAATTTTGAAAAATTATCTGCTAATTCAGTCATTATTATAATTTATTACTTACTATTTTATATCGAAATATCATTTTTTAAAAAAGTTGATTAAAGTATTTTTCAGGTAAATCATTATTTGCTTTGAACTTAAGTTCACCAAGTTCTTTTTTATACTTTTGAAAAACTTGAAAATATTTTTGTTCATCATTAATATCTTCTACATTTACAGGTTCATGAACTGGTTCAGGTTCCAAACCACATCTATCGGCCTGAGAACCTTGTATACCGACAGATAATTGTACATCATCATTTATACAAGGGGTTTTAATAGTTTTTATTATTTCTTCATTAGATTCTTCTTCCACAGATTCATCATCTTCACGTGAATCTGAACTATCGCCTGATTCATCATCTTCACGTGAATCTGAACTATCGCCTGATTCATCATCTTCATGTGAATCTGAACTATCGCCTGATTCATCATCTTCATGTGAATCTGAACTATCGCCTGATTCATTATCTGAATCGTCTACATCTTGTTGTTTTAATTCATTTAGATGATTTTCTTTATCATTAATATAAATTAATAAATCTTTAAAGTCTAAATTACTATATTCATTGCTATCTAATTGTGATAATATATTTTTATTACCTTCAATCAATGATTTAATTTTCTTTTTTTGAAGAATTGTATTATAATATGTATTTTCAATCAATTTAATAGCATTCTCAAATGTTTTTAATTGTCTAATTAATTTATCTTTATTATTTCTACATTTATTAACAATATGTAAAAGTTTATCATCAGGTGAATCTACAATAAAACTAGTTAATTCATTAATAGTTTTATTATAGAGTTCACTATAAGTTCTACTATTAAAAACACTACCAGCTTTTGATAGCAATGAAAAACCTATATCTTTTTTCCTATCAATAATTTGTTTATTTTTAAAATCAAGTATATATGTTTTATAATATTCCCACATGTCATCACTAAATTCACTAATTAAACATTTAATCAATCTCACCAATGGAACTGGTAGATTGTTTTGATTATTTTGATTTTTATTTAATTGAACACCAAATAACTCATCAAATATATTAATGTTCATATCATCTTCAACACTTTCAACATAAAATTCAATCATTGTTCTAGTATAAAACAGTCTATTAGCAGAATTACCACTTGCCCTACAATTTGACCTATTGGAAATAATTCTTTTATTTCCAAGAAAATGACTATTTCGATAAACCTGTGTTTCTTGAATAAATTCTCTATCATCATTATTATAATCTCTAAAAAATTCATTTTCAATTGAATTTAACATTATACCAGCTCTTGGTAATATCGGATTATTTAAGTTAAATCTATTATTATCTGATGGAGTATATAAATTTAATACAAAAATACCTTCTACTCTTGTTTCACTTATCTTGTTATAAATAGATAATTTTGTTTTATAACTTTTTTTACCTTTGATATTACCATGAACATCGATTATTTTACCATCACAAATAAAAAATAACTCGTTATTGCTTAAATTTCTAATAATTTCAATTTTTTTTTTAACATAATTATTAATATGATTCTCATCTTTTTCATATATACGAAGATTATACAAATTTAATTTAGTAACTGGTTTTTTAAAATGTTTATAAGTAAAATTACATTTTTTTAAACCAAATATAATATCAAATCTCTCAAAAGGAGAAATTTCTCTTTTTTTTATATTATCAAATTGATAATATAATAAATCTGTAAGAATTGATTCATCTTTATCTGAATAATATAAGATAGTCGTTGTACCATAATCCGTTTTTCTTTCACACTTAAATTCATTAATTTCATCTTTAGTTGGTTCCCTAAATGATATAGAAGTAAATAATTTAAATTCTTTATGAACTCTATCCCAATTTACTTCGGCAACTACTATATTATTATCTTTCATTTTAGAAATAACAATACTCTTTACTTTTGCTAAAATAAATTCACTTATAGTACCACCTATACCTGCACAACCTGTTGTATTTTTATCTCTTTTACGTTGTTTCATCAAATCATATTTATCTTCAAGTAATTTATCATTCATACCTTTACCATTGTCTATAATTTTAATATTTTTTTTATTTTTCTCAACTATAATATCTGTAGCTCCTGCATCTATACTATTAGTAAATATTTCAGAAAAAGCTTGATTTTGGGTAAATCCAAATCTAGACATATTTTTAATAAATCCTTTTTCATTAATTCTTATTTTTTTATTATCACAAGGTTCAGGTTCCATATTATATTATATTATTAACTACTATATGATAAATATCATTTTTTTATATAGAATTATCTATAATTCTATTAGCATTATTAATATATTTATTATATAGATATATGTCACCGTGCTTCTCATAAATAGACATTAATAATTTCATTCCAAAGTCATATAAGTTAATATCACATTCAGCGTCAAGTGTTTTATCCTTAAGTGTATTAATTGCTTTCTTGTAGCGAATAATCCATAAGTCATTGTGTTCATCATATTCATCTTCTTTAATGACATCAATGATTCTTTTAATTGCGAGCATATATATTATTTTATAATTTATTTTATTATTCTTAATAATGCGTATATTTCTTGTATTATTTTACATTTCTTCTTCGCGGTGAGAATACATTTCTTCTTCTGGGTGAGAATACATTTCTTCTTCTGGGTGAGAATACATTTCTTCTTCTGGATGAGAATACATTTCTTCTTCGCGACGAGACGTTAAAAAACGATGGTTCATAAATCTGTCATCATTTCCTGAATCATCTTCATAAGGATTGAATCCGTAACTATTATCTTCATCGGATTCATTAGAGTTATCTGATTGATGGTCTTGAATATTGCTATTCATAAATCTAATAAAATTGTCACTAGTGTTATTCTCCGTTTTATTTTGAACTTCTATCCTAATTAACGCCATATTCAATTTTAACTCATCCATGTCGTGTTTTAGTGTTTCAATATTAGATAATATATCATCTTTTTTATGAATATCACTCTCAATTAGGTCATATATATCTTTTAAAGTGATTTTTTTAGCTTCTAGTCCTTTATCATATGCTGCTTTCTTGCGTGTATGTAATCCCCTAACATACTTCTGAATTACAATAGCAGCCATAATATCAGCTTTTAATTTAAATAAATGAGCATATTCATTATCTAGTTTACGATATGAAGTCATTTAATTTATTAATATAAGAGTAAAATAAAGAAATCAATTTTTTTTTTTTAAATAAAATATAACTTAGTAAATTATCTTAATAAATACTACCTCAAGCATTATCTTTAATATTTAATAAAATATAATATTATAAATGGAGGAAATATATTTTGAAGATATATTCAAAATTAGGGATATTATCGATGTAGATAAATTATATGTACATTATATTTGTAAAACCGCAATAAATAGATATCAATTAGATTATTCTAATATAAATTGGGATTGGATATCATTCAATCCTAATATTGCTGATTTTATTAGTGAAAATATACATAATATAAATTGGTGGTTATTGTCATGTAATCCTGGTGCTATTCATATACTAGAAGCAAATATGGATAAGGTAAATTGGTGTTATTTTTCTAGTAATCCCGCTGCTATTCATATACTAGAAGAAAATATGGATAAGGTAAATTGGAAGTATTTATCAAGTAATTCTAGTGCTATTCATATAATAGAAGAAAATATGGATAAAGTAAATTGGAAGTATTTGTCGAAAAATACTGCTGCGATTCATATATTAGAAGCCAATTTAGATAAAGTTAACTGGAATGAATTATCTGGTAATTCTAGTGCTATTCATATATTAGAAGAAAATATGGATAAAATTAACTGGTGTTATTTATCTAGTAATCCTAATGGATTTAAAATATTAGAAGAACATCCTCATAAAATACACTGGGGATGTATGTCATTAAATCCTAATATTTATGAATTAGATTACAATGCTATAAAAGAGAGACAATTAATTTATCTAGAAGATTTAGTTAAATATTTATATCATCCTAAGAGAATATTATATTTTATAAAAAAATATAAATATGATATTAATTCTCATAATTATATAATTGTAGAATAACAATTTTTATTTTTATGAACTAATTTTACTTTAATAATTTCTTCTTTATTGTGATTATTTTCAGATACAATATTATATTCAATATTACTTAAGCCATTCTGCTTCCAATTATCATGATTTAATCGTAATTTCATTTTATTAGGGAAAGGTAATTCTTGACTTTTAGTTGGTTTATTATGCTTCATTTCTGTAAAAAATCCACTAGATGGAACAATTACATCTAAATTATTTTCAACTACTCTATCATATAATTCATCATCTTCACCACCCCATCCCCAATAATTATTAGGATAACCATTAATTTTTTCAAAATCTTTAATGTTAAATGAATTAACTCCTCCAAAATATCTTTCAAATTGATATTTATCATTAACTTTTGCTATATGTATAGGGTCAGATGGATAAGCTCCGTAGAATTTTAATAGACTTATATCTGGTATTAAATCAACATCATGAAAAATAAAATAATTATATCCTTGTTTTTTTGCTTCAGTAAATCCTATATTTAATAACGCACCTCTATTAAATCTTTCTTCAAATTCACCATTTTTAATTTTAGTATCTTGTTCTATAACAATTATTTTAAATTTATAACCATGTTTTAAATTACTTAAGTAATTTGGCATAAATTTTAAAAATTTATTTAATTGATTTCTTCTAATATTTTTTAAGTCATTTCTATATGGAACTATAATAGCAAAATTACATTCTTTTTCACATAATTTAATTTTATCTTTATTAATTTTTATTAAATTTAATTTTCTTCTATTATTTAAGAAATGTTTATATTTATCAAATAAATTATTCTTCATTATATTTAATAAAAGTATTTTTATATTATATAATGACACAAGAGCAACTTAAAAATTTAGATAAATATTTAATACCCGATAACCCTAATACAAACAGACATGTATTAATATTATTTTTTTATAATATTAAAAGTAATTGGGATAATTATAGAATAGGAAAATCAATTTGTAAAATTCCTATAAACTGGAATACTAGAAATAAAGAGGAGTTAAATAAAATTATAGGAGATAAATCAAATAATACATTAAGACCTATATTAGCTGCATTATATTATAATTATTTAATAGTTAATAATCCAAAAGATGGTTTATGGGATAAAATTAAAGAAACCTTTAATATACAAAAAAAATATAATTTAAATGCTAAAAGATTTTTTAAAAGTCAATCTCAATGTCCAAATAATAATATAAATAAAAAAAATTACTTTAATAATATTATTCAATATAAAACTAATAATAATAATTTAAATTATTATTATAATCAATCTGAAAGATATTATGGCAATAGATAATATATGTCATGTGGATTATTTATAAATGGTAAGTGTATTAATAATACAATAGACTACTTAAATAATTTTTATCCAATCGGTGTATCAAGTGATATAAATATAATTAATAATATTTTAATAATAGGGGATGGTTCAGATATTGTATATTATGATATTTATTTTTTTGTAAAATTATTATTAAAAGCGAATGAATATTTAGCAGAAAATAAATATTTATGTTCTGTAAAATTACCTTGGAAAAATAAAAGTGATAATAGCATCATAGACTCAGAATTATTAGTGGTATTATATCAAAAATGTATTATCGATAAAGACTCAAATATTAGTTTTAGTAAATTATTTGAAAATGTTTATATGTTATTAAATAAGCAATTAAAAAATATAAATAAATCTAATTTACTCGATTATAAAAATTTTAATAAATACATGACAAGTGAAGTAATTAAATATAAAATGGTAAAATATTTAGGCAATAGATAATATAGTATGTATATTTTTACAATTTTTAATATTTATAAATTTTTCTTATATTTTCATAGTATTTATATTATTTATTCATTATTAAGTTGGATAGGTGTTCCAGTTAAATGGATTAGGTGGTTCCTGAGAAAACCTAATAAGCAAATTAATAATGAATTTATAATAGTATAATAAAAAATATTTAATAATTATAATGTTATTCTTAATTTACGGAGGGAAAGGCTGGATAGGAAGTCAATTTATAGAATTATTAAAAAATAAAAAAATTAAATATATTTTAGGTAAAGAACGAGTTAATGATAAGAAGTTAATTGAAGAAGAAGTAAAAAATATTAAACCAACACACGTTTTATCTTTTATAGGAAGAACATCTGGAGGTAATTATAATACAATTGATTACTTAGAAGATAATTTATATGAAAATGTCAGAGATAATTTATTTAGTCCTATAATATTATCATTACTATCACATAAATATAATTATCATTTTAGTTATTTAGGAACAGGATGTATATTTGATTATGATAAAACTGAAGATAATAATTATAATTATAATTCAATAAAAAAAAATGAAGATGATATACCTAATTTTTATGGTTCTAGTTACTCAATTGTAAAAGGATTTACAGACGAATTATTACATTTACAAAATGTTTTAAATTTTAGAATCAGAATGCCTATTTCATCTAAAAAACATATTAAAAATTTTATAACAAAAATAACAAATTATGAATATATTTGCTCTATACCTAATTCAATGACTATCTTAGATGAGTTATTACCTATAATGTTAGATTTAATAATTAAGAAACATATAGGAACTATTAATTTAGTAAATCCAGGTGTAATTTCACATAATGAAATTTTAGAATCATATAAACAAATTGTAGATAACAATTTTAAATGGAAGAATTTTTCAATAGACGAGCAAAATAAAATTTTAAAATCTAAAAGATCAAATAATCATCTAGATACAAAATTACTAGAAAGTTTATATAAAGTAGAAAATATTAAAACTGGAATAATTAAAATATTAAAAAAATATTAATATTTTCTAATTAATAATATTGCAATTATAATTAAAACTAATATGATATTAGAAGCATTTGTTATGATAATAGGTAATGCTTTTTTTTTATAACCATAATATAACATAAAACTACTTGCTAATAACCATATAAATAAAAACAAAAAACTAACATCATTATCTCTATTATTTTTTATTTTAATTATTTCAGGTATTAGCATAATAACAAATAAAAAAGACCCAATTAATCCTATTATTTTTATTTTTTTCATTATATACATTAACAACATAAACAATTATTTAATAATCTTTTATAATCTGTTCCTTTCCACAAATCAACTAATATATCAATAGTATCTGGTAAAAAACTATTTACTAGAGATTTTATTAAATCTTTATTTTCATTATCTAAGTCATTATCAATGACATAATTTACAAAATTTATAATAACTTTTTTTTTCTCTTCACCATTAATATTAGGTATTAACTGAATAATTTTCATTAAATCTTTAATTACTGATAACCAAATTACATTATTAATATTATTATCTATAAAACCATTATTAATTATTGTATTAACTATTTTCTTATTATTCTTATATAAATTATTAATAATATCATTCAATGTTAATTTATTAAACTCATCCATATTATATATTTTATTGATATATAAAAACTATTTGCTTTAGAATAATTATTATTTTTTAAATTATAATAAATTAATAATAATTTCATAAACTTGAAATACAATAATATTAGCAGGAATTGCTCTAAGTAAACAAAATTTATAACCATTAAATAAATTTTTATAATTTTTTTTTAAATAATCTTTAATATAAAATTCATTAATTATATAATTAGTTTTTAAATTATCAATGGGATAAACAAATGTCCACATAATCGAACCACATAACCCACCACATACATATGTAGGTAATTTTAATTCTTTTTTTAAATATCTATAACTTCCAAAATATATATAATTACCAATAATCTCCCTGGAAATTGTAAAATGAATTCCTCGAAATATATTTATATTTTTAGAAATATTTAATTGGTTTTTTATTTTATAAACTTCAAAAGGTGAAACAGACAAACCAACTAATAGACCTGTAATAATAGAACTACTTTCATTAGAATAATTATTTTTTTTTAAATTATAATATGTTCCAAACATTAAACTTCCTATACACGAATCAAATACTAATGGATATTTGATTCCTCTATATAAATTAAAAAACTTAATAGGTATTGTCCTACGCGACTGACTATATGTCTTTAATGTATCCAATGGATAAACAGTTATAGTTTGAATTAAAGATGCTACACTTCCAGCTATATATTCTTTTAGCATTATAATTCACTTAAAGACATATTTTTATATATAAATGTGTAGTATAAAAGGGTGACGTAGCTCAGTTGGTTAGAGCGTGGGTCTTATGAGCCCAAGGTCGCGGGTTCGAGCCCCGCCGCCACCACTACACTTAACAAAATAAATTTTATTTTGTTATATAAAGATATATGTGGAATTTTTCATTAAATCAAATATTTAATTGGATAGTTGCGTTTTGTATTATGGAAATACCGATGGCTATTTTTTATAAAAGTATAACTGATAAAAAATCATATGTTCATTATTGGTATAGTGGTAAAGATATTAATATTTGGAATGTTATCGCAGGTGATATGTTTTATGTATTGTGTGGTATATTAATTGTTTATAAGCTAATGGATTATTTTAAAATGAAGAAAACATATTGGTATTTTATGTTATTATTTTTGGTAATACAAATATTAGGTGATTTAACATTTGCATTTATAATTAGTATTTTACCAAATTATGATAACACATGGTTAAGATTTTTCAAAGGATATGTAGGAAAAGGTTCACTTGTTCCTTTATTTGGTGATAGTTTATATATAATAGTTTGGACATTAACATTTGTATTTGTAAATAATTATATAAATGATATTAAAGTAAAATTATTTATAGTATTTTTATTTTTATTTTTAGCATCAATATATTCTTCTAAGTAATATTTATAATATATATTATGTATTTTAATAGTAAAAGATTTTTTATTAAAAAATTAAGTGTAATTTGCACTTATAATTAAAAATATTTTTGTAAGCAATTAATAATATTAATATTAAATTTAAATTTACTTAGCATATCTAAAATTGAAACTAAATATTCAAATTCCTCATTTCCGCCTATTAAATATTTAGTTTGTTTTGTTTTTAAAAATATTTGAGGAAAAGTATTCATCTTATGTTTTTTTTTATATTGATTTTTATTTGAATCATTGATAAATATTACTTTATTAGGAATCTTATAAGATTTACATAAATTTATTGCATTATCACAATAATAACAATTCTTTAAGCAATAAAGTACAAGCATATATAATTTATATATTATTTTTTAAAGATGTATAATATAAGTGTTTAGTATAGTCCATACATTTTTCTTTATTATTATTTTTATTTATGCTATTTTTAAAATTTAACCAAATTCTTACAAATTTATAATTTTCCTTAAAAAGAAAATTAATTTCACCCTTATATTGCCCCATAATAGATTTATAATAATCAACTAGTTGTTCTTTAGATAATATTGATATATTATCTTTAGTATACGTATACATTTGCTTAGAAAAATTAGAACTTAATAACCAAGATTTTTTAAAGTTTTCTTTTCTAATATACTCCTTGTAACGAGAATTAACTTTCATTTAATTATAAATTAATTTAAATTCTTTAAATATTATCTATATAATACTTTTCTTAATTGATTCATTTCTTTATCAGTTGGGTAAGATTTTATAATTTTATCATATGATAATCCATTTAAGTATTTAATTATAAAATTCATAGAAAACATTCCACATTCAGAATTACCATTTTGGTGTCTAGTATTATTTTTAAAAATTTTAGCATTTGATTTATTCATTTTACCTAAGTTTCTTAATATTTTTTTTAAGAATGGCATTACTTTATTTGGAGGAGGGATACCATTGGAATCATAATACATTAATTGATTTTTCCTACTATCAATTAATGTAGCAACCCAATGGGAACCTGGTTGGTCATGTGTATCTAAATTAAAAACAATGCCAATGATATATATTTTATTTTTTTTTAAGTTATTTAAATTTAAATTACTTAAGCTACATAAATAACCGGTGGGGCAATCTATAGGAACAGCACCCATAAATTTAAAGTTAGGATATTTATCTTCATATTGTTCCATTACATCATTAATATCTAAAGTAGATAACCATTCGTCTAAATTATTTTTCCAATTATCGGGCATTATAGGTTTAAAATTTTTTTTTAGTTTTAATTTTGTATTATTATTAATAAATGATTTATCTAGTATACAAGATCCATCAGAACACTCTTCAGAAAATTTTTTTAATAGTGATTCATATAAATCTTTTTTATTTTTACCTATTTTTATTTTATCTACATGATGTTTATTATAAGCTTTAATTATACATTTTAATTGATTAATTGTATAACATATTTTATTGTTATCAAATACAGGCGCACATTTAGATGGCATATATATATAATACAAATATTATCTAACTTTTAATTATATGATTACACAAAATATAGCTACTAAAATAGGAACAATGACATTTATGTATTTTATCTGTTTTGTTTTAATAAAACCAGTAGTAACTGGGAATTTACTAAAAAAAAATCAAATTATAAGTCTACCATTATTATTTTTTTTATGGTTATCTAGTAGTTTTTTTATAGCAAGTTTATTAAATGTTGAATCAAATATATTACAACCATGTAACGCAATATTTATGTATTTAACAGTAATATATATTACTGTTATTTTAGTTAAATTATATATAGGTTATAGTTATCAATTCTTATTAGTATTATCTGGTATCTATTTAGCATTGTCATTAATATCTATATACTTATGAATACTTTTATCTAAAATTGGTTTTAGATATTTAATATTTTCTTTAAGTTTTTTATAAGTTTTACATATTGTTACTTCAGATATTAAGCATTTATTAGATAAAACCTTTTTAGATATATTTTTATTATAATAATCTAATACAAAATATAAAGTCCCAATTGCTATTGAAGATGGTGTGTTTTCTGATATTATTCCTAATTCATCTGCTATTTTAGATATTACTAGAGACACTAGCTGAATTTTAATATCTATTTTCATTAAATCACCATACTCTTTAATTAAATCATTATAATTACTTGGACTAATTTTTTTTAAAAAATTATCATTTTTACCTGTATTAATTATTTCATGGAAAATTTTACAACTATGAGTTATCTTTGATAATTTTATATTAAAAATTATACTTAATTTCTTTTTACTTAAAGAAAAATTATTATATTTACATGCATAAAAAAAACATGTTGCCATAAATGCTTTCCTCAATGATCCTCTCTTTATAGATTGTTTACTGACCATTTTATATAAAAGTTTAGATTTATCTTTAATATTAGTTGGTATATAAACATTATTACTTGTTAAAACATCTTCCATAAATTGAGAAGCATTTAAAAAACTTTTTTCTTTATAATTAGTAGAACAATACCACATATGTAATGTTTTAATTCCATACATATGGTATTTATTACCAGATATAATGATACCCAAAGATGATTTAGGGGCATATGGATTTATAGGCATACCTGTTCTAGATGGGTCGCTAGTATATTTACCATCAGATGACCCATAATAACGATTATCATCTCCATAATTTATTACAGGTCCATTATTTAAACCACATGCAATGCATAATAAAGAACCATCATCATTTGTCAATGATTCTTTTTTACAACCTCTACAAATATTTTTTTCTTTTTCTTTTTTATTTTTTTTATTATTATCTAATATTGAGAAGTATTCCATATATCTACTTCTTTATATAGTTTTATATCTTTAAATCATTTTTTATAATAATTTAAATGTGATGCTATTATTATAATAAATAAATTTATACAATATATAAATGAATATTATAAATTTTAAAAAGTTTTTAGGAACAATAATTATTGGTTATTTTGGGGTAAAAATATATTATAATATATTTTTGCTGTTAGAGATAAAAAAATCTGATAATGAATTATCAGATTTCTCAACAACATGTGTTTTAGCATGTATTATGTATTTTTTAACAAATTTTGAAGAAGTTATAAATGATTCTTATGTTTATTATGGTGGTTTTGTTATAGGATTAAATTTAATAGTTATTAACAATATTTTAAATTTTGATGATGATACTAAAAATATTATATTATATTTATTAATATTTATTTATTCTTTATTTTTCTTATATTTTTACATCGCTGAATCTACACTAGTAAATGATGTATTTTTAAATCCGTTAATAATATTGATAAGTTTTATTTCAATTACTGGAGGTATATTATTAACAACAATACCACTTTATACAAGTAATGGAGTTGTTAAAAAACGTAAATTAAATATAACTAGTGGAATATTGTGTTGGATAGGATCATTATTATTAATACACACAAATAATGATAATAATATAGGATCAATTATTCAATCTATTTTAATTGGTGGTTTTGTATCATATTTTTCATATTTTGGACCAAAATATATATTTGACACTGAGGTTATTCAACATTCAGAATTGAATTTACCCAATCTTGATTTAGCTAAAGAAAAGAATAATATTAGTGGTTTAAATAGTTCTATTCACACTCTAAATGAGTATTTAAATAAGATAGTAAATGCTAGTGAAAAAAAAACTCAAGATATAAATGATGAGTATAAATTCTTTATACTAACAAATAGATGGATATCAGGATTATCATTAATATCTGTATTTGTTGTTGTTAGTTTAATTTATAGTAAAACTGGGATAGATATGAATAATAATTAACATATATTTAAAAAAATATGATTAATTATAATAAAAAGATAATTTAGATAATAAATGAAATTATTACCAAATGATATACTATTAATAATTATTGATAAATTAGATTTAAAGTCTTTACTAATTTTTACGATGATTAATACAAATATTAGTTTTTTATTAAAAGATAATAAAAAAATTAAATGGTTACATTCTATTCCAAGGATATGTGTAAATGATAGATGGACATTAACACACGCTATAAAAGATGATAAATTTGAATATTGTAAATGGATGATAGAAAATGGGATAGAATGGGATATTTTTCTATCGTTACAGGCTGCAAGACGTAATCGAATACATTTTTTAAATTATTTTCATAAAGATTTAAAAAAACCGTATAGTAAATATATTAAAGTTATTGGAATTAGAGATAATCATAAGGATGTTATTGATTGGTGTATTAATTTAGGTTATTGATACTTAATAATATAGCAAATATTATCCACATAGCATATGGTAATAATAAATAGATAGATGTAAATTTACCTATCTGAACTAGATAAAATATAATAAATAAATTAGAAAGTTGTAATAAGAATAAATCATATAATGCATATATTCTATTACCCAAGCAACTATATAATACTAACCACAAGCAGCATAAAAATGTATTTATTATAAATAATAAATTAACAATTGGGCATTCTGCCAAGTACCAAGAATAACCTATCAGTAAATATAATATTGGCCACACAATACCAAAAACATATGGAGGAGGTCTAAATAACACATTAGAATCAGTATTTTTACTTTTAGACATTGGGCATAAAAAGGATGTAATAAAACCAGCTAATATAGGAACTACTACTAAAACTTTCATTGTATATATATAATTTATATTTTAATGAAATAATACCATTGCTAAAATAACTAGCATTAAACTATCCCAATAATTTAATTGTTGAGTAGATGGAAATATTTTAGGTGCTATTTGATTATAAGTTAAATTTACGAGTATAGCATTAATTAATAAAGCTATAAAAAAGTATATTAATAAAGTTAGCATATTAGATATTTTGTTTTTAGAACCACCACCTATCATAACACCACCTGATTGTTTTAATATAGAAAATAACATTATATTATATAATATATAATATATTATTTACCGACGTTTAGTTTTTTTCTTTTTAGTTTTTTTCCTTTTTACCAATTTACGTTTTTTCATACCACGCATTCCTTTAGAAAAAAAATTTAATTTACGTGTCTTACATTGATCGCCAAATACAACATGTGCGAATAAATAATATATTAAGTATAATCCTGAAAATAAGAAAGCAACTAATGTAACTAACCAACGCACTCCTGCGTTTGAACCACGATTGCATTCATATGCTAAATAAGCAGTAGCCAAACTAATCATTATAGAAATAATAAGACCAATCATACCCATACTGTCTAATAATTCATCATTTGTCATACCTTCATATCCCCTATTAATAAATTTTTCAAGAGCATTTGCTGCTAAGTATTCTAAAACCATTATATACTATTCTTATATATTTTTTTTAAGAAATATAATATATATATGAAGGATTTATTTAAATTAATATTAAATTTATTAGATGTAATATTTAGATTAATTATAGGAATGATTCCAGCTATTATATCTTTAATTTCAATAGGGATCGCATATTATTTTTATAAAAAACCAGAGGACTTTACAATTAATAAAAATAATTATTTTTATGATAAAAAATGTAGAATTAATAATAAAAATAATTGTGCTTTTAATCTAAATAATACAGAATATACATGTCCTGTATTCATGTGTGAAAATAAAGAAGACTTCTCAAATTATTACTGCTTTGATGGAGAAAAATGTAATAAAAAAGAAGGGGAAATTAAATATAATTCATGTGGCTATAATCAAATAGGTTATACTCCGTATAAAATTTATAAATCAGAAGATGAATGCTTGAGAAATATAAAATTCGATAGTTATAATAAAGATACTTGCTTAAAATCTAATAAAGAAGTCGGGTGGTTTATAGACTCAGATGGTGAAGGGAAATGTGTAAAAGGAACTCCAACAGGGCCTAATGAAATTACTTTAAATTATAGAATATATGATGGATTACATAATAAAAATACATATCAATATAGAAATACTAATTCTTTTATTATCTAATTAATAAAATATATGATTATTTTTATATCGAAAATATTAATTTTAACATTATTTATATTTTCTGGATTTTCCAAAATATTACATTTTAAATCTACTTATAAATCTGTTAAAGATAAAAGTATTCCTTATCCAATATTATCTACATTTATAGCAATTACTTTAGAATTACTTGGTTCATTTTTTGTATTTTTCTCATCTAATTCATATAATGTATTATATTTCTTAGGACCTATTTATGGCATCATAGGTTCTATCATGTTAATTATATTTACAGGTTTTGCTACATTTTTCTATCATAATATATTTAAAGATTTTAATGAAAAATATAATTTCCTTAAAAACATTGCTATTATTGGAGGTTTATTACTTTTGATGAAAGATTATTTTTAATTTTATTATAATCTTTATCAAAATTAGGAAATACCATTAATATAATTCCTAATATTATAAAAAAATATTTTATACAATTTATATATCCTGTTTTAAATATATTATTTAATTTATAATTTATAAAAATCAAAACAATAATAAAAAATAAAAATATTATTCTTTTTAATGTAGTATTCATTTATACTATTTAGTTATTTTTTTATTGCTTTTAATTATATATGAATAATAATGTAAATAATACTGCTAATAAATTGGCAAATACAATTAGAAGTATTCAAAATTCTTATAAAACAAAAATTGGTTTTGTTGTAATAATATTTATTTTTCTTTTAATTATTTTAATTTTAATTATTAAAAAAACAATTAATTCAAATAGAATGAGAAATAGATTATTAAAAAATACATTTTTTACTGAAATGGAAAAAGGATTAGAACCTTATAATGCTTGGTGTTCAAACGCTGCTGTTACAAGTAATCCTATTCCAGATTATTTAACATATGAGAGTAAAACTTATATATATGATACTTCTACTACGGACTGGAAACTTCCAAATCCAAATCTAAATAATTCCGTCATAATTAAACAATCAAATGGAAAATACATGCTTAGTAAAACTATAACCCCTACAATTTCAAATCCAAATTTAATATATGAGAGTAAAACTTATATATATCATACTTCTACTACGGACTGGAAACTTCCAAGTCCAAATCCAAATAATTCCGTAATTAAACAATTATCAAATAGAAAATATATGCTTAATAAAAATATAACCCTTAAATTACCAATAAAGACTTCAATAAAAAATAAATGTAAGGAATTGTGTATTTATGATAAGAAAGGATATAAGAGTATTCCAAGTACAATAACGAATTTAAGTAATCAGAGGCACTATACAATGTTTTGGTTTAAAATTAATAAAATACCATCTGGAACTAATAATCCATTTGATTCTAATAGTACTACTTCATTATCATTAGACTACCCATTGATATATTTCGCTCGTAATATAATAATACCAAATTATGATAAAAATGACTCATTTGGATTTTATATTAAACCAATTAATAATAGCTTAACTGTTAAAAAAGATAATGAGGTAATAAGTAGAATTAATAATTTACCATATGGTGAATGGACATGTTTAAGTTATTTAAAATCTAATTCATCGATTGATATTTATATAAATGGTAAATTATTAAAAACTATACCAATTGATAATAATAATTATAATAATATTTTTACAAAACCCTTAAGATGGGGACCATATCCAGGTAATTTAGCATTTTTAGAATTAAATAAAGATCCAGATGAATTAAATCCACAATCTATTTTAGATTCTTATAAATATTATAAGAATTTAATTAATAATTATAAGAATGATATCGATAATAAAATTGCTATTGATATATATACATCTAGTGAATTATCAAAATTACTTGAAACAGGCAAAATAAATTCTAATTTAGTATGTATTACTTGAAACAGGCAAAATAAATTCTAATTTAGTATGTGTATGATTAATTATATTTATAAAATATATATATGAATAATAATACTTTATTACATTCCAAATATATCAAATATATAGTTATAATTATAATAATAATAATTTGTATAATTATTATATCCGTAGTTTTAATAAGAGGAATTACAGAAAAGAATAAAAATGATACATTTAATCCGATTATAATTGGAGATATTAGAAGTGTATCTGATATAAAAAAACCCTTCACACACACAATACCAAGTAGTTTAGATAGAGGACAATATAGTATATCAATGTGGTTATATATTAAGAATTATAATTTTAACTTGGGTGTAGATAAAATTATAATTAAAAATACGCATAATGGTGTAAGTAATAATTTAATATATTTATCTAAAGCATTAAATGATTTAGTATTTAATTTACAATTATTTGGAATAGCATCCAGTAAGAAATGTGTATTAGAAAATATTCCAATACAAAAATGGGTAAATATTATCTTAATATTAAAAAATAGAACAGCAGAGATACATCTAGATGGTAGATTAATGAAAGTTTGTTATTTGGATAATGTACCTATTCCATTAAATGAATTAAAAATATTTCCTGAAACAATTAATGGTAAGATTGGATTTTATGGAGAAATTGGTAAATTACATTTTTATAAAAAAAGTCTAGGTTTCGATGAAATTAATAAAATTTTTCAGGATGGACCTTATTAAAAATATAATTAAGTATAATATATATGGACACACATTATATATTTTTTTTTATATTATTGATACTAATAATATTTATTATTTTTAGATTTATTATAGGGGATTATAATAATATGAAACTTACTAATCCAATTATAATACCTAATACAATAGAAATTTCTACAAAGACATATCCTAATAAAATATATCGTTCAATAGATCAGCGAGGTGGTTTAGAATATAGTTATACATTTTGGTTATGGATTGATGGAACTAATTTAAAAGATGAAAAATATAATGTTTTTATAAAAGGAGATTATGATAACGACAATAAGGATAGTAGTTTTCAATCACCGGGTGTATGGATTGAGAAAAAAAATAATCAAGCTAAAATGATTGTTTCTACTGATTTATATATTCAACGGGATTGTAAAATTTATAATTTCATTGACACATGTCCTAAATATTGTACATGGAAAAAATTGCCAGTAACAACACCACCAACACCACCAACACCACCAACACCACCAACACCACCAACACCACCAACACCACCAACACCACCAACACCACCAACAACACCAGCAACAACGAGTGGATGTCTAAATGAGCCTAAATTCGCTAGTGTAGAACTAGATAATATACCTATTAATAATTGGGTTCATTTCACAATATCTGTAACAAATAGAAGAATGGATATTTATGTAAATGGTGAATTATACAAGCAAAAAGTATTTAAGGGATTACCAATGCAAAATGATAACAAGATAACTATTGGTCAATCTAATCCATTAATTGGTAAATTATCTGATTTAAGATATTTTAATTATAATTTATCATCATATGAAATTGAAAAAATCCTTAATAGAAATATACCACCATTAGATACTTCAAGTAATTTAGGAAGAGATACTAATAATTATTTATCTAAATATTTTTGGATAAATGATACCTATACCTATTAAAAATAAAAAATAATATATATTATAATGTTTACAAAATATGATAAAACATTGATGACTGTTGGTATTTGTTTTTTTATTATAGCATATTTAATTTATTTTATGATAACACCTCATTTAGATATATTAGATGTATTTATTAATATTGTTTTATTTATAATTTGGTTTGTTGTAAGTATTGGAATAAGTAATTTTATATCTTATTATTAAAATATATATGTCTGGGGTTTTATTTCAGGTTTTTTTATTATTTGCATTATTAATTGGAATTGTTATTTATTTAAAAGATATGTTATTATTTGTAGTAATACTTGAATTATTAATTATTAGTTTTATTCAATCTTTAAAAAATGTTATAAAACTAGAAGAATTTTATTTTTTATTTGTAAGTTCTATTTTATTTTTATTTATATTTATATTTTTAAAAAATAATATAAATTACAATGTAAATTCTGCCTCAATGTTTTTAATTTTTTACATAAATTGGTATTATTTTACATATATAATTGTTAATTTAGTAAATTAATTTAATATAATATATATTAAAAATTAAAATGAATAGTAATTATTTAATTAATGATTATAGGAAAGTAAGTTCTTTTTCCAAAACAAGTTTTTCTGGGTATCCAAAAAAAGATATTATTAAAAGTTTTATTAATAATATGATTCTTTCAAAATTACATGATTCTTGTTATTTAGGAATTGAGATGCATATTTCATTATATTTTAATCTTATTATTGAAAATGTTTTTTTAATTTCTTCACAATATGTAAATATTTCAAATCCTAATTTACCTAATATATTATATAATGAATTATTAAGAATAAATGAAATTAAATCTTATAATAAAATTAAAGATGATAGAAATGATCAAGAAATTCGTAATTTAATTTCTTATATAATTTCAGTTGTGACTATCTCTCCAAAAAATAGTAATTTTCAAATTGATTTATTAACTAAAATTAATGATATGAATTTTGATGTTTTTATAATTGAAAAAAACATAAAGTATAAAAATTTAGATCTTGTTATGAAATTGTTCTTCCCCGATGAATCCAAGGAGCTAATTTTAATAATTAATGAAATTGCCAATATTTTAAGAAATCCTAGTGGTAAAACAAAAGAAATCTTATATTGGTTTTCTTGGTTAATTGATTGGGAGAAGAAATGTCGAAGAGATGGTAATGAATTAATAATAAAAAGTCGTAAAATAGAAGGTGTTACCCCTAAAAATTCTAAATTTTGGGAATGGATAGTATGGTCTGTATTTATCAATGAAGCATATTACAGAGATAATCAAAATATTTATAAGCAAATATATTCATTATATAACATATATAAATTCAATTTTAAAAAAGCTTCCAGAAGAAAATATATGATTTACCTTTTACACGCTCTATTTATCTTTAAGAAGAAAATAAATTGGAACGAAAATCCTCTATCTGATAAACAAAAATCTATAATTCAAGCAAATTTTACTAATAATATGACATATAAATTAATATTTAATGGAACTCAACAAAAATTCTATCTAGAAGACGAACCAGAAACAGAAAAAAAACCATCTAAAACCCATATTCATATTAAACCTAAAAAAGAAACACAAAAAGAAATAGACGAAAAGGAAATTAAAAAAAGAATGTCCTATCTATACATTAGTTAATTTTATATACTTAAAGAATAAATTAAATAATTAAATAAATGTTAATTGAAAACGAAGTTAAACTTGATTTTAAGGATGTATTAATTAAACCTAAGCGTTCAATATTAAAAAGTAGAAGCGATGTATCATTACATAGAATCTATACATTTAGACATGTCAAAGATTACATATGGAAGGGTATTCCAATTATGGTTGCTAATATGGACACAACAGGTACATTTGAGATGGCAAATGTAATGATAAAAAATAATATATTTACATGTATTCATAAGCATTATGAATTAAAAGAATGGACATGTTTTTTAAGTGATAGAAAAGATGATATATATAATTATATTGCAATTAGTATTGGTATTAATGATTTAAAATATTTAGAAACGGTTATGTCAGAACATTCCGATATTAGATTTATTTGCTTAGATGTTGCGAATGGTTATTCTGAAAAGTTTGTTGAAATTGTTTCATTGATTAGAAGATTGTATCCCGATAAGGTACTAATTGCTGGAAATGTTGTTACTCGAGAAATGACTGAAGAATTAATATTAAAGGGTGCTGATATCATTAAAATTGGGATTGGTCCTGGGAGCGTATGTACTACACGTAAAAAAACTGGAGTTGGTTATCCACAGTTAAGTGCTATCATTGAATGCGCTGACGCAGCACATGGATTAGGAGGACATATAATATCAGATGGTGGTTGTACGTGTCCTGGTGATTTCGCAAAGGCTTTTGCTGGAGGATCAGATTTTATTATGAGTGGTGGTATGTTTTCAGGACATACTGAATCAGGAGGGGAATTAGTTGAACGAGATGGTAAGAAATTTAAATTGTTTTATGGAATGTCTAGTAAAAAAGCGATGGAAAAGCATTCAGGGGGAGTTGCTGAATATCGGACATCAGAGGGTAAAGAAGTATTAATTCCATTTAGAGGTCCAGTGGAAAATACTATATTAGATATTTTAGGAGGAATTCGTTCATGTTGTACATATGTAGGAGCTGTAGAATTAAAATACTTAAGTAAACGTACAACTTTTATTAGAGTAACACAGCAATTAAATAATATCTTTTCATAATATAATGAATAAATTAGTTAATTTAAATTTGATTATTGGTATTCCAATATTATTATGTTATTTCTTTTTGCTGCCAAAAGTAAATAAAAAATATTTATGGGTTAATATGAATAAGAGAGAAAAAATTTTTACTTTTATAACATTATCATTAGCAGTTTTAATATATATCTATTTAATATTTAATGGTAAAAAAAATTTATATTATCCTATGATGATATTCCTAATAGGTGCATTATTATGGCCTATCTTCTTATATTTTAATAAACGTTTATTAGTATTTTTAGCATTGATAATTACATCAATAGGAACTATTTTAATAGTTATAAAAGAAACTAATATTTATACATTCTTTTTAGCATTTCATGTTATTTTCACTGATAATATATTATGGGGATTTAAATACTTAAAAATATTATAATATTAAATAATATTTATCCCATGATATTAAATAATTCTAACTTCAATGACAATCAACTCATGGGAGTTTTAATCATTGATGGTGTTGGGAGGCAATTAAAGAATTTATAAAAAAACTAATATATTATTTAAGTCTCCTACATAATAAAGGATATATAAGTAAATTCTTTTTATATATAAATGAATAAATTAAGTTTTGAAGCTAAGTTGATGCTAGGTAAAAATAATAAAAAAATTAATATGGAAAAGTTTAAAAGAAAAAGAAAAACAGATGTTAAATATATTATGGAATTTAATTTCGATGATATTAATATTGTTAAAGAAGATGAAGAATTTAAAGAATTTAAAGAATTAGAAATAGAACAAAGATTATTATATATTGATGATTTTTGTAAAAGTAAATTTATTTCAGATGAAATAAAAGAAGAACTATATGATATAATTAAAGATGGTAAATTAAAAAATAAAACAGAGTTAAATTATGATAAAATTAATAAAAAAATTTATTCTATTAAAATTTTAATCTATGACGAAGAAAATAAAGAATTTATTTTAAATAAAAATTAAATACTTATAATAAGTATATGAATAAATTTATTTTTTTAGCTGTAATAATATTAATATTAATAATATTATATTTTAATTCGAATAAAATTAATTTATATAAAAAAAATATAAATTGTGGAATTATTCAGAATAAACAATATATAGATGATAATTATACACAGCGAGTAGAAAAAAACTTATATAATTTATTAAATAAATATAGTGCTAATAAACAAATTAACTTAAAAAGTAAAGATAAAAAATCTTTTATAAGTTCTACTATGCCAATGGATACTAAACTAGAGATAACAATGATAGTAAATAAAATATTAAAAAGGATTAATAAAAATTCTATGTTTAACTTTGTATTAATAGAGATTGTTGATGTTGATGTTATAAAAAAAAATAAAAAAAGACAATATATTACAAATTTTTTAATTACAGATAGTAAAAATTATTTCAATTTAAGATTATATTTAAATGTTATAGTATATTTAAAAGGTAATTTTAAAGAACGAAGTAAAAAATGCTTAAGTTATACTACTCCTCCATTTCCTACCTATCCAATAGGCATACCATCAAAGGATCAATTAATTCCAATTCCAACAGATGTAATAGAGACACAGCGAAATCATTTATCTAATAAATGTATATATGAAATAAAATCGGAAGATATATCATATTTATATATTAATAAAATTAATATATTAAATAATACAGATGTAGTAGATTATTATGAAATTAATAAATACAAAAATATAGGTGGTATAACAGATATAAAATTAGAATATAATGATCTACAAAACAAAAATAATAATCCTTTTATAGAATCATCGAGTATTAGAAACAAATGGCCAATTCTAAAAGATGAACCAGTTAATCAAGGACAGTGGCCATGTCAACCTAACCCCATATACTGGAACACATTAGGTGTTTCTCCTACTCCTGTCATTTCTACTGAAGAATGTCCAGGTGAGAGATATTCAACTGAAGCAATGCCATTACAAGCACAATATTGGCCTACATTCGGAACACTTCCAAGAGCAAAAGGTCAATATACTTGGTTCTTTAACAAAAACAGAGAAATCCCTAATTTTCCAATAAACTGATATATTTATTAATCGAGGAGAATGTTCTTGGATGTATAAGAATATATATAACAATACATAATAAAATCATCATATTTACATTTATCTAAGAAATTATAGCTTTTATAATTTCTTATAGTAGAAAATAAATCTTGTATTTCTTCTTTATACATATCTACCCATGTTTCATATGAATATGTTTTAGTTAATGGTATAGAGTCTAAAATTAATAAATCCATAATTTGTATTATAAATAAAAAATTTTTTATATGCTATTAATGTATTTTATATATTATTCGTTATTCGTTATTTTTATAGAAAAAAAATAAAATAAGATTAATATATTATTAGTAAAATATTATGAATAATTGTGAATTAAAAAAAAAATTAACATATGAAGAAAAAAAAATTAATTTCTTAAAAGATGAAGAATTTAAATTAGATGTTATTAATATTGAAAAAATTAGAGATATTTTTTATTTTATTAAAGAATATAATTATAATTTATTACAAAAAATGGAATTATATAATTTTGAAGAGTTTATAAAAAAAAATAGTTCTATTTACATCCCCGAAGAATATGTCGAGACAAGTGATGAAGATAGAGATGATGATTATTAAAAAATATATATTATTAATATATATATATGTCGTTACCATTTAAATATGATGAATCCTTAAGTGGTGGTTCATTTTTAGATGATTTGGAAAAATTATTAAAGAAGAAAACCCCTGCTAAGAGAAAGACATCTGCTAAGAGGAAAACCCCTGCTAAGAGAAAGACATCTGCTAAGAGAAAGACATCTGCTAAGAGGAAAACCCCTGCTAAGAGAAAGACATCTGCTAAGAGGAAAACAACTACTAAAAGGAAAACTTATGTTAAGAGGAAGTCTCCAGTCAAGAGGAAGACTCCAGTCAAGAGGAAGACTCCAGTTAAGAGGAAGACTCCAGTTAAGAGGAAGACATATAAGGGAGGATTTATTGGAAGTGATATGTTAATGCCACTTGGAGTAGATTCTGCAATCACAGCAGCAACATTATTTGGATTATCTAAGGCATTACAATAATTTTAATTATTTGGGTCCGTTGACTTCAAATTTCTCTTCTATTTTCGGATTATATCTTAAGACTATTTAATCCATTTGATAATTCTAAAGTAGCATCCTTTTCTGTATTTTTATTTATATTTTTATTTATTGAATCATCATTTTTTGTAATGTATTTCACTGGATCTCTTGTAATATCAATTTCTTTATTTAATAAAGAAAGAATCATTCTTCTACAACATATTCTATCTATACCTGCGTCTTCCATGAATATATAACTCTTATTTTTATCATCAACTTCAGCACCTCGGGTGGTAAAATCTGTTATTTCTGATTCTAATTTTATTAATTTCATATATTGGGATAAAATAGCTTGTGGTTTACAATTTCCACATCCAAAACATCTGGGGCAATAGGGATTTGACATATTATATATTATATATATATGTATATTATAAATTTATAAATCATTTTTTTATAAAATTATAATATAATGACAGTAGATTTAAGTAATATATACTTTCCCGAAAACATATATGCTTCTTGGTTATCTGTATCTTTTTTATTAATTACATTATCTTTACTTTTTTATCATATGGCAAGGGTTAGCTCTATTGAAATGAATACAAAGATAGCGGGAACATATTCTGTATTGCTAATAACCATTGCATGTATTTATTCAATTATATCCATATTCCCTTATTATACAAGATTCAAAGATATATATAATAAACATAGAGATAATGTCAATCTAAGTAAAGAGTATTTATATCATAAATTGTATATTGGATGTGGGATATTTGTTGTTATTATACAATTATTAATTGCTTATTCTATAATAAGAATCGAATATATCAAGTAAGTGGTACACCATTACCTATTTCTACTTTACATTGTGGGCATTTATTAGAATTATTACATAACCATTCTTTACAACAATTAATATGATATTTATGTCCGCATTTTAATTTTACACATTCTTCTTCAATTTTGTCTAAGCAAATGGCACAATTAACGTCTTCTGTATTTATTACTTTTTGTATTGCTTCAAACTCTTCAGTTGAAATAACTACTTTAACATCTTCTAGTTCTTCTAATTCTTCATCTGATGTATCATATATGACATTACTTATATTAAATAGAATATTATTTAATATGTTTGCTTGAGAATTAAAATATTCATTCTCGTATTGTGATATGATAAATGTGTTATATGTATCTTTTAATTTACCTACGTTAACATTGTCAATATTAGATAATTCATTCATAATAATAATTTCTTTATAATTATCTAATGTAGAATTAGAATAAAAAGAGTTATCAGCTCCTAATATTTCTTTCTCTTCATTATTTTTTATAATTTTTAAATAATTTATTTCAAATATACTTAAATTAAAACTATATAATATTTTTTTTTGTATAAACCCTAGTTTATCATCTTCTAATTCTATATTTTTAACTAAATTTCCAAAAATACATATCATAATTATAATTTATATTAGATAGTCTTTTAAATAAAATTAGATAATATAATAATAAAACAAGAAGATAATAAGAAAATTAAAATTGTTATATTTGCTTTAATCATATAACATATTTAAAGATTAATATTATATATATTTATATATAATATGAATAAACATTTTATAAATAATAGAAAATTAAAGCTTTTACAAATTCTAAAATTATTTGAAAGTAAAAAAATAGATATCAATGAAACAAGTATTAAAATTAATAATTTATATCAAACTCCAATAATAGTAAAGTGTTATCATGATGAAAATGTATCTGTTTCTGGTATTTTAGCAAATAATAAATTTATTAAATTTAATCATCGAATATTTAAGTTTATTGAAGATAATAAAGAAGATACATTGAAGTGGTTATCTAATTGGAATACTTATAAACTAACAGGAGAAGAGGATAAAAATGAACCCTTGTCTACATATAGAGCATATTCTATAGAAATTAATAATAAAGGAGAAAATATTATTTTAAAATTTGATATTTCAATGGTGGACGAAGAGTTTTCTGATTTATATCCATTTTTTATTAGACTAACTCAATTTAATAATTTGCTAAGGAATATTGAATTTATTAACAAACGAATTAGCAACTATTTTAAACTAGATTCAGCTGATGTAGAAGATTCCTAATTTTAAATGTGTTTTAAAATTTATTATAAAATATTTTTAATAATAAATGTCATTACCAACAATTTCTATATTAACACCAACATTTAATAGAAGACACTCTTTTAAATTAGCGATAGAGAATTTTTATGCTATTGATTATCCACAATTAAAACTAGAATGGATTATCGTAGATGATGGAACGGATAGCATAAAAGACATGTTACCAAATGAATCTAGAATAAAATATTTTTATATAGATGATGAAAAAAAAAAAGTGTTGTATAATGAAATGATTAATAAACTAGATAAAAATAAAAATAATAAAAAAAATAAAAATAAATTATTAAAATATCATAGGAATTTTTTTCATCACAATAGATTACCATTGGGATTAAAGAGAAATTTATGTAATAAATACGCAAGTAATAAAATTAGAATGCATATGGACGATGATGATTATTATCCTAAATTAAGTATTCAAACTAGATTAAATGGATTAAAGCATAAAGATATTGAATGTGTATTTTGTACAACAATACCAAATTTTGATATTAATCAATTTAAATCTATAATTAATAATGCAGGTGATAGAATTCCAATGGAAAAGGGATTAAGTGTTAATACAATGGCATATACAATAGAATTTTGGAAAAATCAATATTTCAATGATCAGGACTTAGCTTTTGAGGGTATTAATTTTATTAAGGGTAGGTCAAGATTTTGTAAAGTCATTGATTATAGAGAAGTAATAGTTGGTTTAGTCCATCGAACAAATTTTTCTAATAGGATTAAAATGCCTGATGGAAAAGCAAATGGATGGGCTTTTAATAAAGTATCTGATAATTTATTTTTGAAAATGACATCTATGGATGATAATTTTTTTAAAAAATAATTAATTTATATTTTTATTATTTATAATTTGAATAAATTTCTACTTTAGGATTTACTATAATTTTATTTTCAAGTTTTTTTTCTATTTTATTTAATAGTTTATAAGAATTATTAATATATATTTTCGATAGATAATATATATTTATAATATAATGACTATAATAAATTTAAATTTAAATTTAGATAAAGATTATACAAAAATAATTAATAATATAATTAAAATTATAACTATTCTTATCGTATTTCAATATATGATAATTTGGAGTCATCCTAATATAAATATTGTTAATTCAATAGCAAATAATTTTATGAACGACATATATTTATCTATGATTATATATGTTATATTAGGATTACTTACTTATTATTTAGTAATTAAACAAATTATTTATATTTTTTAATTTTTATTCATATTATATATATTTTTAAAAAATATATATAATATAAAAACAAATAAAAAAATACATGCTAATAACCAAATTATATTTAGGATAATTAATATAATATTATTTTTATTAAGATGAAATATAATCACTACTAATAATATGCACATAATTATACCTAAAAATATACTACCAATTTTTATCCAAAGGAAATAGTCAATCGACTCATCTGATTCTTTATATAATTTATCTTTATTATTTTTATAATATAAAGGTGACGCACATACGGGTTTTTTACTAATATCATTATTCACTGGGCCATAAACACAAGTATTAAACGTGTGTGCTGTGAGTGGATCAAGTAATTCATCCCTCTTTTTAGATGTCATATCTATATAATTTTTTATTGATAAGCAATCTTTAGTATTGTCTGATATTTTTCCTTTAATAAAACAATCTTTATGTGATGTTATATTTATTCTAGTAATAATATCACTACAAATGTGACAAAAAATTACTATAACTACTATAATTATAAAATTCCTCCATGTATAATAAGAATCATTTTTCACATCTTTAAGAATATTAATATTAATATACTTTTCATTACACATTAATATAATAAATATCATTATACTTGGTACAAGTATTATACCAAATATTGTCCATGCCAGCCAATATTTTATAACTTGTAAAAAGTTAAATAATGTAAAAATGAATATCACACTCAAATAGAAATAATTAACGCCGCTGAAAATGATATCATTAATTTCGGATGTATATATATTTAATAAGAATGTAATTAAATATGCAGAATAACTAAATAACAAAAATATATTTTTTATATATATATTTTTTACAGTAAATATATCATCTATTGTATTTTTTTTTTTTGTATTTATTATATAAATAAAAAATATATTAATTAATATTAATAAAATCGTAATAATAAAAAAATTATTACGATTATTTTTTTCTCCAATGATATTATATTTTAAATATAATATTTGAAATTTTTTATAATTCCTTAAGAGGAATTTTAAATATAATTTATGTATTATTATATATAAAATACAAATCAATATAAATATCCAAATATAATTTTGTATATAACCATTAACCTGAGAATTTTCAAGATGTTCTATGGTTTGATATTTATTTGAATAGTTATCATAATTAAATTTTTTTTTTGTTCCGTAATATATAGTATTATTTATCATATATTATAATTAATTATAAAAATAATATCCATTGAAAATAAATGAATAATCTTTATACTTATACAAATGTAAAAGAATTATGTTTTAAAGATTTATTAAATAAAGATATAAAAATTAATATCAATAATAATAAATTTGGATTTGTTATTTTTTATTCACCAAATTGTGAATGTTGTAAAAAAGATGTTTATATTTGGGCTGAACTATCTAATAATTTTAATAAAAAATTTAATATTTTTGCATATAATATAAATAATTATAAAACAGATAATCAAAAAATAAAAGAAATAATTTCATTCCCCTTAATCCCTGTTATTATGACTATTACTAAAAAAGGAAAATTATCTAAATATAAAGATAATATTAATTATGATTCATTATTCTATTATATATGCAAAAAAATTAAATCTTAAAATTATAATTAAATCTGTGGTATATTGTATGTTTTTTTAATATTTAATTTATTTTTATATAACTGATAATCATTGTCGCTAATTTCCAATGAAACTTTTATATTTACATCATTATAATTTTCATAGGTTTCTGTTATATAAAATTTAAATGTATCATCAAATTTTTTATCATCTTTACTAAATAATATTATTTCTCTAATTTTTTTTAATTTAGAAACTGCTATTATAGATTTTTCTTTAGTAACTACTAAATTTTCCATATGGTCTTGAAATTTTAAAAATCTTACTAAAGAAGCCATAATCGATACGATCGTTGAAATTATTAAAGGCAAACATTTAATTGAACTCTTTAAGTAAAAATTTTGTATATTTTGTATATTATATAATTCAAAAAATGCTTCTATTAATGTTAAAGTAGATGAAAATATAATTATTAAAATACTATATATATTATAAGATTTAAGATAATCGTTATATTTATGATCTATAAATTTATTATTAAAATTTAATTTGTCTATTTTCCCTTGTAAATGTTTTATAAAAAAAGATTTTTTTGTAACAAATTTACTTTCTTCTAAATTTGTTTTTAAATTTTTTATATTTATAGGAATATCTTTTTCATACTTTATATTTATCATTTCATCTTCTAATATATTATTATCTATATTGTTATCCACAATATTATCGTTCATTATTAATAATAGGTTAATTATTTTTAAGTATTTTATTTTTTAATATATTTTGAAAAGTTGAATATAAATTATCTCTTTCTGTTTTTAATTCTTTAATTTTAATATTATTAGATTGAATTATATCATAAATATTTTTAGGACATTTATTAGGAAATTTATCTTCATAAGTTTTATTATTTTTTAATAAAATAGAAATATCTTCTTGTATTATTTTAATTTTTTCCGTAATTTCAATATTATTATTATATTGAATAATTGCTTTCTTATAATTTTTTAAATTTTCAGTTACTAAATTAAACGTATCTAATGAACTTGTAAATTCATTATCTGTCATTATTATAATTTATATTACATATTATTTACATTGAACTATAAACTCCTTACTATTATTTTTATTTTTCCAAATATTAACTCTAGAATCGTTTATTGTATTATCTTCAGGTATATTAAAATCATCAAAACTTCCAGTATAATTAGGTATATAATTATTAGTTACTTGCTTATAACTTCCATCTATATATGGTGCAAAATTTTTATTTTTATAATTCCATCTATTTATATTACTGCTATCGATATTAAAATACATGTTATTTAACAGACTATCTTTGTTTCTTCCTCTTATATTAACAAGAATCTTATCTAAAAAAATATATAATATTATTATGAAAATTATAAATAATAAAATTAATGTTATATTACTCATTATATTATTTATTTATATTTAAATTTATTTAAGCTTTTTTACTTACGAGTCCCCTATCGCAAATTTCTTCAAATTACCGAGTAATATCTCTCTAAATGAGTCGTTAGTCCGCGCCATGCCATTCCAACTCGAATTTCCTCAAAGTAGCGAGTAATATCTCTCTAAATGAGTCGTCAGTCTGCGTCATGCCATTCCAAAGAAGAACCTCCAATAACTCACTAAAGTCACTGTCTTCAAGACGCGATTCCACGTTACATTCTTTTATTCGTGAAACGAAACGTGGAAATATCGCCTTAAACATCATCGATTCTTTACCCGTAGTATTCATCTCTAAAATCACCTGTTTCCTAAATTCACATGACATTTCCTCAAAATCCTTCGCCACCTCTTTCTCCGTCACCGGATGTTCCACCGTCTTTTTCATTTCAGCTTCAGGCGGAGGCGATGACGGATTAGAAACAGAGGATGCATCGCCTCCGCCTGCGCCTCCGCTATCTCCTCCGCCTCCGCCTCCGCCTACGCCTCCGCCTGCGCCTCCGCTATCTCCTCCGCCTCCGCCTCCGCCATCGCCATCGCCTCCGCCTCCGCCTCCGCCTCCGCCTACGCCTCCGCCGGAGTCACTAGGTATGAAGGTTTCGGCGGAAGGAGAAGGGCGTCGGTTCTGATGAGACATCGATTTCGCTTCCATCAATTTTTGTCTATCAGCCTGGACACCTTGGATAGTATCAACCTCAAGATATATTTCGTCAACCATCTGGGTGAGAGCAATGTCCTCATTAATTCTTGTGCTTGTTATGAGGGGTATCAAAGCTTTCTTAGTCCTGTTTGTAAGGCCTCCGCCGTCTCCACTAGCAACCCATGTCACAGTTTTTAATATCTTGGAAAAATATGCTAGAAGTGATTCAGGAGCCTTTGCAGTCTTAAGCATCTCAAATTGTCCTTTCAGTACTACGTGTAGCAGTTCGGCGTAATACGTGATATCCTCGTCGATGTCAACGAATGATTGAAATTGGCGACTACTGATGGACATGTTGGTAATGTTGGTAATGTTTTGAATAGTATGTTTGTATAGTATGTTTGTATTATAAAGCTTCAATTTATAATATTATAATTTTCAGGTTAGTAGGTATCATATTTTTATTATTATTTACAATTTATAGTATTTAAATATAATATCAGTATAAAGTATTATTCTTCTTCTGATTCTTCCTCATCTTCATCAGAAGCGGACCACATTTCATTCATCAATCCATTAAATATCAGAGAAAGCACATCTGCAACGAGGAGAAATTCATCATTGACTTTTTGGCATCTTTGCCACGCGACGTTCCCGCATCTCCATTTTTGGATGGTAACGGCAGCCTCGTAATTCATAAAGTGTTGATATGTATATATCATAGAAAGCATCTTATCTTCTGCATCGAGATCGGGTTTCAACTTCCTAGTATCGACGTTTGGATAACAGTCCATTGTGTGTTCTGTTCGATACTTGTTAATATATAATAATTTATAAGTATTTTATTATCTGATATTAATTTATAGTATTTAAATATAATATAAGTATAGAGTTATAATGAAAATCTTATCATGGGATATCGGTATCAAAAATTTAGCATATTGTTTATTAGATGACTTTAAAATTTTAGAATGGAAAAATATTTGTCTCGAGGACCCACCTAATATATGTAGTGGGTCATTTAAGAATAGTAATTCGTGTAATAGAAAAGCAACTTATATATTAGATAATCTTTACTATTGTAAGACACATTCACATGTTAAAAGTAAATTAATTAAAAAGAAAAAAGGATATGATTTATTAGACATAGGTAGTAAATTAATAAAAGAATTAGAAGTATTTAAAAATATGGAATTAGATTTAGTCTTATTAGAAAACCAACCTTGCTTAAAGAATCCCACTATGAAATCAATACAAATGATTTTGTTTAGTAATTTCCTAATTAACGGGTATCCTTCAAGTATAAAACATGTAAGAATGTATTCTGCCATGAATAAAAACAGATATTGTAAAAATTATTGCATTAAACATAATTTAGAAATACCTAAATGTAAAAATAACTATGACATGTATAAAAAAACATCTATTATGGTAAATCAACACATATTAAGAGATGATGATACATGGTTAAGTTTCTTTAATAATAATAAAAAAAAAGATGATTTAGCAGACTCCTATTTGATGGGGATTGATTATTTAAGTAAAAAACCTACATTGATAACTCAATAAATAATCCCATTTATTAGTAATAAAAAAAAATAACACAGCACCACATCCAATTGACTTCAACAAGGACTTAATAAACGCAATGTCATCCCTCATTGTATGAAAAGAATTACAATATATGTTATTTTTACATTGTTGTTCTTTTAGTATTTTATCGGTTTCTTCTGTTTTATCAACAAGTATATTTAATCTATCATACAAAGGAAGATCTTGGTTATATAATTTATCAAAGCCAATCCAATATTTAAAAGCAAATTCTTTAGCATCAAAGTTATCTAAGATGATATCTTCTGTTAATGTAATATCTTCTGTTAATTCAGGTTCAGGTGAAGAATTCTTAGGAAGAAATTTCATCGTAATTATTGACCCTTCTTGTGTCATTCCTTCGTACATATTACAGAACTTTACTTTTATACACCCATCGCGTGATGTAAATGTACCTATGTCATCATATTTACCCATTAATTTTTGTCCATCGTATTTAATTTTTTTATTATCTGAATTATCGTGATATTCTATTACTGGTTTGCAAATTTCTAAATCATCATCTCCGTACTTACATTTGTAAAAAAAATCACAGAAGCTATCTTTGTTATCTTTAGTATCAAATTTAAATCTTTTAAATTTTTTAATATTATCAATAAAATAATTATTATAATCTATATTTATCCATATTTCTTTATCAGGTTTTATAATAATATCTGATAATCTTATTTTTTTCATATCCTTTTCCTCATCCAATCTTTCTAAAATCAAAAAGAATGAATTTTTTTCTTTTAGAAATTTTAAATAAAAATCATCATTTTCAATATTTTTTACAATATATTCACGTAATGTATCCATAGCTGATTTTCTTATATTATCTGAATATATATGGTTTTATTTTTTTAAGTAAATTGGAGAATTAGAATATACCCAATCTTTATTGATTTCATTAATAATGTATTCATAAACATATATAATAGGATTCCTTGCTTCAATATAACCACGTGTTTTTTTTGTATGATCTTCTCCATAGTATTTATTTTCCCACAATGAGATTAATCCATATACTATATTACCATTATAACGCCTATTAAGATTTAGTCCTTCAATAACTGACATAATCAATTTTTCCTTTCCCTTAAATAAATCTTTCTTATTAAAAATTATGAAAATAGGTTTATCACAACTATCACCACAATAACTTTTAATTTTATTAACTTCTTTCATAATATCTTCCTCAATAGATGTAATATTACATATCATAACTACAAATGCATCAGACTTTTGAGAAAAAAATTTCTTAGTTCTTTGAATATTTTTTATATTATTATGTCCTGGTAAGTCAATGAGACTAAACATAAAATCATCATAAAATAATATTAATTCTTCTTTTGTAGAAGTTGCTTTATATGTTTTAGACATTTTATAAGTTCTATCGTTTAATTTTTTAGAAGAATGAAGGAATGTTGATTTACCTACCTCAGGTGCTCCAAAAAAACCTATAGATATATTATTTAGTTTTTCCATTTCTTTACGCTTAAAAGAAAAAAATGTCATTTTTTTATTATAATAACTTATTACTTTTAAAACTATTTAATTTTTTAAATAACTTATTATTTGGACCAGTGATATTTATAAGAATCTGATTTGGAATTATAATAAGGAATTGTTTTATTTAACCCACATTTATTATATAATTTCTTGGCGATTTCATTATCACCATTAACTTCAAGACAAAATATTTTATTTTGTGCTTTAGCATGTTCTATAAGGTCTTTGCCATATCCATTATTTCTTTTTTTCTTGACAACAAATAAATTGTATAGATAATTTATCGATTTATTTATTTCGTACTTACCTATAAAATCATCATTATTATATAATCTAACAAATATTCTATTTGGAAAATGACTAATTCTAAAATTCATTTGATATATAAATAAATATTCAAGCAAAACATTCATTTTTTATTATATAAAAAAATTAATATATTAATAATTAAATTATGGATTGGAGTAATATAGATAATACAATTAAACCATTTACTTTAGATGGTTTGAAAATAAAAGGCAAAGTAGTAAAAGTATATGATGGGGATTCAGTTCATATTGTATTCCCTGTTTTTAATAAAATGTATAAGTGGACTTGTAGAATATCTAGAATAGATACACCAGAACTTAGAAGCAAAAATGAAAAAGAAAAGAAATATGGTTATATAGTTAAGGATATACTTTTAAAAAGAATTATGGATAAAGTGGTTGATGTAGAATGTGGTAAATTTGATAAATATGGAAGATTACTTGTAGAAATTAATGATGGTGATAATATAGGTGATTGGTTAATATCAAATAAATATGCTTTCGCCTATGATGGTGGTACTAAGCAAAATTGGGAAGAGTATCTAGATGCAAATACAGAATTACTTATTTTATCATAGTTATAGTATATTCTATATATTCTATATATTCATTCGTAATTATAATATAATATATTATATTATATATATATATGAATAGGGGGAAAGAATTGCTATCGAAAATAACTCCATATTTTGGAAATGATGTACCTGTATTTACAACACCTAATAAAATATTTGGACAATTGTATAGCCAAGGTATCATTAATAATTTATTAGATTTTGTAAGTAGAATAAAAAGAAATATAGAAAAAAGAAGTAACGGACTTGATATGTGTAGTCCCTTTATTACTTGGAAAATACAGGGAAAAGTGCCTACTATGACATGTATGGATAATTATTTAATTTTTGAATCATTAAGATCATCTATTATAGGTAAATATATTGACATTATTAATCAATTTCAATACATGTGGAAAAGCTCAAATGCACAAATATATTATATATTTCAAGGCAAACTTTATAATCCAAATGCTATAGTTGAAAACGAAATTGGGGAAATGATTCCTGTTAAAAATGCTTTGAATGCTAATATATTTTTTCATTCAAGATTTAAGAAAATATGTTATCCTTGTGGAAACAATAACGCTGCTATAGAATCATTATTAATAGAAGAAGTAGGTTCAATACAAGATTTAAATTTAATCCATGATACTGTATCGCGAAAGATGTATAACAAATCATCCACATTACTGATTACAGCTGATTATTTAATTGATCCATCTTACAATCAGCTTCAGATACCAATTATAGAATTACCGATAAACTCAACTATTATTACAAAAAAATTATACACAATAAATAATAATGAAATAATAAATAGTGAAATTCCGTATTCAAATAAAAATAATAATCATCTAAACATAAATATTAATCAGATAGGTTTTAAAGATACTAAGCAGATTAATTATAAAGAAATAATTTTATTAGAGATTAAATCACCACGAGGTGATTATAATATACGTTACTTATTAAATATATATTATAATACTTCTTATATCACTGATATCTATGATATTCATAAAACTAAAATAAATAGTACAATAAATACTGGTGTTAATACAGAGCATGATTTGATTATTCAACATTTTTCTAATAAAATTAATATAGATACTTTAGATGAAAATATTAAAATTGGATTTATAAATCCACATGTAGATATTAATTTAAAAAACAATGATATATTAAAAATTAATAAAAGTAATTTAATTGAAAATATTTATGAATATGTTAAAATAGAAGATTTAGAAAACCAAATTAATATTTTTAATAATCATGTTAATTATTCAGATAATTTTAATACAGATAATAATTTAGTAATTAAGACTCGTTATTTGTTTCCAAATAATTATAGTGAATTTATACCAATCAGATCTATTAGTACTGTCAAAAGTAAGTTTCTTTCGTTTTATTTAATGGAAGAAAAAAAATTAATACCTATATCTCTTGATAAAAATTCTATTAGTGTCCCAATGAATTGTAAAGTTAAATTATGTGGAAATCCTTCATTAGTATATGTAGTAAATGGTAAAGTTCCTTCAGGTGAATTTATAGAAATAAATAAAAATACGTTTATTCTAATAATGACTGATCCTTATTATGAATCCACAGAAATTATAGATTATCTTTCTTTTATTCCAAATAATGATATTGTAAATATTGATAATGACATAATAGCAAAAAAAAATGGTATATTTTATTCTAGTATAAGTTTACCAATTAATAACAATTTATTAAATAATATTAATTTGTATTCAATGTATGATATATTACAATTTGTAAATCACGTAGATGGTAAAAATATTACTTTAAGTGGGGAATTTTATACGAACGATACTATAGTAAAAAATAATATTGAATTAAATAATATTGATTATGTGGTTAAGTTAAATAATAATATTCTAAGTACAACTATTAAAGGAGATAATACAAATGTAGATTATGGATATATAATAGTTAATACATTAACAAATGGGATATTAACACCATTAAATATTATTAAAAATATAGGAACTGATAGTATTTATAATAATAATATTAAATTAAATCACAATTCAGATAAAATAGAAGAATATTATACATTTAAATACGATTTAACTACCACATTATATTTTGATGTATATTCAAATAATAAAGATGCTGTATATTATTCAGTTGATAATTTAAATTATAAATTATTTGAGAGGAATTTATTGTGGACGATTGGTAATTTAAATAATAATACCTTAAGTTTTAAATATAAAAATAAAATTACTAATATTATTTTTAGTTTAGAAAATACAGTATCATTTAGTAAATTTATTTGTATTGAAAATGATTATACATTTCTATCAGGTGGTTTAATAAATCCACAAAATTCTAATAATTTTACATTAAATAATTTAAATTGCCAAAGTAATATAAATGAAATTAAGAATACATCTAAAACTAATTCATCTAATTACCATGACACAATTTTATGTAAAAGTACTATGACTTCAAAAATTAGATTTTTAATATCTAAAATAAGCGAAGATATAGAAATTCAACAAGATAATAACTTAATAAATCCAATAAATCCTGTTAAGAATATTTATGAATTTAATGTAGAAAAGCAAGTATGTAGTTTTGTAGTTATAACCAATGAAACGAGATATAATTATACTATTCAATTATTATATGATGATCCGTATCTACAATATGTTTCCTTTGAAAATGATTCTAAAAAATATTTTTATGAGCCTAATTTATCTAATAATTCAATTATTTTAGATAAAGCAAAATCAGATTATTTTTTAGATATGAATTATAAACTAAAAAGTAGCACATTAAAAAAAGTTACTTTTTGTTTTAATAAAAGTAATTTAAAATCATCCAACTTTAATCAAAATAAAGATAATCCAAAATTATTTACGCTAGATACGTACAAATTAATTGATAATAACAAATTAATTATACATATACAAGATAAATCAAATAAATATACAATTTCTAATAATTTTGGAACCGACGATTTTATTAAAATAGAATCTAAAAGTTTACATAAAAAAAATGATTATTCTTATAATCAAATATCAGAAATAGAAAGTATAACTTTTACCTTTAATAGTTATGAAGAGTTGAAAAATTTAAGTCTTTATTATAATAAACAAGAAGATGGGAATTTTAAATATAGTTTTAAATTTTCAAATGGACAAATTTCAGGCGACGACAATAATATTTCAATAATAGATAACAATAATACTAATACCGAAATAAAGAGATTCTTTGAATATTTACTTTATGATTTTAATAAACCAGTAAGTTTAGAATTAAGAGATACAAGTAATTATATTCCTTCTACTAAAATAACAATTAATACCCCATCATTGACCATAAGTCCAAGTAATATATCTTCGAATGATTATAAAATAAACTCAGATAATACTATTAATATTTTATCTCATATTTTTAATGATAAAATTATTTTTCTATTAAATTCACAAATAATTCCAATAGATAAAATTAACTTAAATATATATTTAGATAATACTAAATTATTATTTTCCCAAGATTTAATAAATAATACGCAACTTAGAATTACTATACTTCCAGATACATCTTTACCTAATTATTGGTCAGATTATAAAAATATTAATATTTTTACAATACATCCATTACTATCACCAAATAATGTTTTAAAAATTAAAATAATTGATGCCCAACCACCAAATCCAATAAATGAAACTATTCAATCTGTAAATTTTTATTTTTATACGATATCAAATGAACAACCTACGAAATTTACAATACCATCTAATGCTAGTTATATTTCAATCCCTTTTGATAATCAACATAAACCCAAACCAATTATTTTATCTAATTATTCAATAAATAACGAATTGTTTTATATCGATAATTCTCTATCAACTTTTAATATATTTATATCTTTAGTAATAAATATATTAAAATATAATCCAAAACATATATATGATATTTTACTTAATAATACATTAATTAAAAATAAAATTAAATTCTTAAAAGATAATACTTTTGATTTGGAAAATTTAAAGTTAATTTTAAATATAAACCAGGTTAATTATATTAAATTAAGAATTACAGACACTGACGGAAATAATGTGGAACATGACTTAATAAATTTTGATGTAAAACCTCAGGTAAATATAGAAGTAATTAAAGACGATGAAATAACAATAAATAATTGCTCCCAATTGTTATCATCTGATACTAATATAAATAGCATATCTGACAGACTTAATGATATAAAATTAAAGATACAAAACATTTATGCAATACGAAATAATATAAATATTCTATATAATTTAGAAACACTAACTGATATAGGAAATGATAACTCTATTACTTTATTAAAAAAAAATAATAGTGACTATATAAAAGATATAGAAGCATATAAAGATATTACAAATTTTACTAATCTACATTTTATAAATTTAATAAGTAGAGATTTAATAGCTTTTGCACCATATGATGTGGGTAATGAGTTAAAATTTAAATTACAATCATATACATTACCTACATTACCTACAATTGGAACAAATATAGGTAATATTATTAATATAAGTAATACTACATCTACATATAACTTAAATGTCTTTAAAGATACTCTCATATACTATTATATATCAATACCTACTTGTATAAAGGAAATAGATAATAATAATACTATTATATTTAATAAATCAAGCCCACCTGAAGGCTTTGATTTGATTTTATTTAATAAGAAAGACAAACCTAATAATATTCCAGCCTCGAATATTATTGATGAAAAAAATTATCCCATGTCAAAATTAGTTAAAATGTTCATGAATAAATATAGCTTTAAATATACCTCCGCTGATATTCCTTCTATAGATAAATTTATAAAATTAAAGTCTAATACTTATATAAATGGAGACGGTACTAATTTTGATATTATTAAAATAGATGATGACCTATCGATTGAATTAGAGTTTGAGCTAGATACTAGTATATTTGGTACTTATAAAATTAAAGTAGCCTCTGGTAATAATATTTTTAAGATTAATAATAATACTTTTACATTATCAAAAAATTATCAAACAGTTAATTATAAGATTAATATAAATGAGATAACTCTTCATTCTAGATCTCCACAGTTAATATTATCATCGAATAATACTAATATTTTTACTCTAAATTTAACCTATAATTTTAATTTAAAAGCAATAGATTTTAAAGGTCTTAACCAAAGTATAGGAATAGTAAAGGTCCCTCCAAATTCTGGATTAGGTCCTGTTACTATAACTGAACTTATAACGATAAGTAAAACTACATTAACACTATTGTTAAATAAAAAAATTAATCCCACGCTAACTAACCCTAATACTAATATAGCGGTACAGAATAATCAAATTAAAGTAAGAAATATAAAAAAAACCGAAGATATTAATTTTACATTAGAATGTAGCTCGTATATTAAGACTAATATATGCTTAAAAGTGCACTATTCACCAAAAGGACCTAATACTAATTTTTATAAAAACGCTAATAAATATAAGGGTTTTAATATAGAATATATATCACCAGTACAAACAGTCTTATTAACTGGAAAGGTAAGTAAATTTAGTACAGATAACTGGGGCAAGGATAATGCTACTAAAGTTTTCACGCACTTACAGAAGGAAAATGTAATCACATCTGGGGATAATATAACAACTATACCGACATATGTTTTAGATCTAAGTAAGAATAGTTGTATTCCAAAGCTTATAAATAATAAATATTATGATTTTTTACCTATAAATAATACACTATTAATAAAGTATATATATGAAAATACAAATAAGGATATAAGTATAACAAAATTAGTTACTAATTATTTTAATGATGGTAAGACGTATAGTAATAATAATTCTAGACTACATTCACTTCCTAATGATAAACCTTATCAACAGTCGGTAACATATTCAGGAGATGCTATATCTCAAAAGGGGCTTGTCTTAATTAAGAGTTTATTATCAGATATTAATCAGATTCCCATTATTCAGATTGTTCCAGTAAATAATAATTTAGTTAATGGACCATCAAATTATTTATCAATTATTAAAAAAAATCTACAATTACAATGGAATGCAAGTAATTCTAATTATGATTTTATTGACGTATCTATTCCAAATGTATCCAGCGCGAATATAAATGCAATTGTTAATAATAATAAACAAACAAAATTACCTATTATTTTTAATTATAATAATAATATACCCTTTTATGGTTATTTATTTAATAATAATGTTACATTTAATAAGAACTTACCATCTTTATTAAATGGAGATGGTCTATTTAAGAATTTCCTATTAAGTAATAAAAATAATCAATTATATGGCATAAATGTTATTTTCCCCACTAATAATCCATTTAAGATACAAAATAGCTTACAAAATACATTATTAGATGTCATTATAAAGGATTCATTTAACTATAACTTATTTACATGGGATTACTATAAAGCAATGTATAACTTAGGCTCTGTCGATATGGATAAGCCAATTCCAATAACTATAATCACTAGTGACCCAATAAATACTACTATAAAGTTAATAATAGGAAATTATAAGCAACCTCTAAAACCCAATGAAAGCCATTCTTATACTCCAAGAAAAATTTATCAATTTACACTCGTGATTACAAATAATAAAAATACTAAGGATACGAAAACATACAAGTTTAAATTTGATCCACCGACTCCCTCTATTATGACTGGTATTGAGCTGTATAATGTAGATGGACCTCAACCAAAACCATTCAGTTTTACACCAGTCTTTCAAGCAAGTAATAAAAATTATAAGATTGCGGAAGTCCTAAGTTGTCAAAATGTAGACCTAAAGGTCACGACCAGTGTAAAATCAGATGATGATATACTATATAATTATCTTGATGACGAGACGCCCCCGTCGCAAGCTCTAAACAATGAGGCATCATTCAGTTTAGAAAATTTAAAAACAGGGCAACATACTTTAAATGTATATAAAAGTGAAGATAACATATATAGTTTAACATTTAATTATTACAACCGATATACTCATCCAGTATTAAATACCTTTGTATTATGTGACCTAAATGGAAATCCACTTTCAGATAAAGTGGCTAAACTAGACAACTCTTTCGATTCACAGACATCCAATTACGATATTCTTATACACGATACGAACCCATCTCTTGCTTTGTATTTTAAAGTAACTTGGGTTCCTGTTGATATATTAGTATGTTCTGATTCAAATAATGCTACAATGGTTAGTAATCAGACATATCCCTTAATAATTACTTCTCCGATGAATATTACAATATTAAACAAAATCAACACCGTACAGAAAATATACACTTTTAAATCAATTGCTCCTCAATTTCATATAAACTTATATAATAAAAACAAGGACTCCATTTCTATTACACCCAAGTATAGTGAAGATGTATATGACTATAATATATCTGATAGTATTAATGAAAATAGCATACAGGTATGCATTAATGGGACTATTAATGCTGATGCTTTTTATTATAGATTTAATGATGCTGGAGGTCCAGGCGCAATCCAACATATTGCCTTTGGTAGTATGGTAACTATACCAATTCCTTTAAACCCCGGGACCAATGTTCTAGATATATATCAATTAATGAATAAAGACGGATTACCCCTTTCAAAAGCATATAAATTTACTTTTACATATGAACCATTGGAACCAGTATTAACTAGCTTTGAATTATGCGATAAAAATAGAAATCTAATACCAACCATTGCTACACTGAAACCAGAGTTCTCTTCAAATACCGTTAATTATACAATTAATATATTTAATACGACAGTTGATATATATTATGAGGTAGAGTTCGGTACAGGCTTACAAGTATATGATCAAAACAAGCCTCAAAACAAGTTTACTAATAAGCAAATTGTTCAAATTTTAAATAGTCCAAGTAATTTTGTCATACATGTATTAAACACAGAGACAAAGGCTTCTAAAGATTATACATTTTCAATCGGTCAACATACTAATAACACTCCTTCAAAATTCTTAACAACTGAATTTAATATCGATTATAGTCATGAAAATCCCCAGAATACACAAATACTAAAGTATTTTAAGGACATTTTATTTAACAATATAGCTGCGGAACCGTCTGTTGTTAACAATTACTTAAATAATAATGGATGTAATTATTCAATATCTATAGATACAACTGATAATTTTGCACCTTTATATAATATAAAAAAATTAATAGTTGATTATGGTAATATTGATATAAGTAGGGCTTCAGATTATTTATTGATGTATACATATGATAGTAAGTTTATAAATCCAGACGTTACTAAAACGAATATTTCATATTCTCAGTTTTTAAACGCAGCATTAAATTTAAAATTTACTATATCCGATGCGTATAATATATTATATACTAAGCACCTGGCGAATACTATCCATGAGTATACGGGTATTGCATTGAGTCAGACAACAAAAATTCTTACTATGAAAATACAAATACCAAATTCATCTTATTATCTTATGCCAGACAAGAAAGGTTTTAACAAGACCAATATAATGGACTGGATGTTTGCAAACGCACATTATACTCTATTAGGAGGTGATTTTGAATATCAAATACAATCTCAGTATCAGGGAGGTACAACGTGGATGACTTTTAATAAACCTAATTTAAATATATATAAATATCTTTATCAAGATAAATCTATAAACCAGCCTAAAAATATTTATATGTGTGATATGGAAATTACTATGGGAGCGAATGGGATATTAGCCAATCTAGGACCGGATATATTTTTGAACACGACCAATGTAGATAATATTCAATCCCCTTGTAAATTAGAAATATCCGGTGTTAGGGATAACACTCTACAAAAAGCAACAGTAAATTATAATACCCATTTTAACTCTTATAATCAAATAATTTCAATATTTCATACGAGTCAGATGGATATAAATAAGGTGGTAAAGATGAATAATAATATAAAGATGGATTATAATAGTGGTGTATTTCCATATTTTCAAATATATAATGAACCTAATAGTAATTTTAAACTAAGTGATTTTTTTGATGCTATAAAATTAAAAGTAGATAATACTATTTTAAATGAAGAAAAACTAAAATTTTATATACAATCAACTGGTTTATTGGTAAATAAAAATCCTATATTTTCATTACCATCGATAACTGATTTGGTAACTAATAATTTATGTCCTGTAAGATCTAGTGATTTTTCAAATTGGGGTGGTACATATATAGCACCTCAGAAAATTTTAGATCCGAGTCAAAGTATTAGTAATTTTGATGGATGGTATCAAATGATAGATAGTTATAATTATTATTGTATAAATTTGTTAGGTGATGATTTTATGTATATATCTAATAGAAATAATACATATTGGAATTTTGCGGTTGTGGAAGATGATGATAAACCAAAACCAATGAGTAAAGCATGGGATACATGGGCAAATAAAAATTCATTTATATCAAATGACTTAGAAAAAAAATATAATAATATACAATGGCCTGCACCCAGCTTTCCACTCCAAGTTTATCCATCTCTTAAAAAATTAAATAAATTGAACTCTGGAATATTTTTAACTTACGTAGAAGATATATGTGATATTAATACAACGCTTATTGGTAATATACAATCAATTATAACAAATATTAATTGTGAGTTTACTAATAAGGATGTACTAAATACATTAAATAGTAAAAATGACACTTCTCGTCTAACCGCAGATAAGATGACTATAGATGAGAGTATATACTTCTCTCTTCCATTTAAAAGAGAAACTGATAAAATAACATATTTTGTTAATAAATTAAATTTACAAAGTAAATCTGATATATTTTCATTGACTACAAAATTCAGTGTTCTTAGTGAACAATTTAACACTGATCATGATAGTGTTGCTTATGAGAAAAAGGTTATTTATGGTACTAATGGAAATAACCCACATTTTGATAAGGAGTCACAATGTAGTAATTATAAAGACTTATTACAAACATATTATACTAGACATTTTTTCGATAATGATGTAAAAAAACGTAAAGTAGGAATGTGGTTATATTTTACAAGACATACTTATCCATATATTAATAGTAAGAGCAATAATTTAATTTCTAATTTTATATATTTAATACCCGATTTTGCAATTAATAAAAATTCAGTATTATATACTGCTCTACATAATATCAAATCAAATACACTTATAGTAAATAACAATAATTATATAGATACTATACAATATCACTTGCACAATGCATGGAACCCTCAAGGTTGGACAGTAGCAGGACAACCACCAGTTGCAACTAAGGGAAGTGATACATCTCTATCCTTTTCAGCATATAGTTATACATTGGCATCTGGGTGTGTTCAAGATGCTGGACCTGAATATTTCGGAGGTATAGATGAAAGTAAAGTTATATATGAAAAATCCATTACAGATACAGATATAACTTCATTGACTGGAGCAAAACCAGCTCCAGTACAATGGATAAATGTCATACGACCAGCCATGTCTGCATTTTTTGTTAGGGCAAATATGCATTATGTTATAATGGATCAAAAAGATTTGGCAAAAAATTATAGTAATAATATTTTGAAATACACTTTAGCGCGAGCTAATCAAGGTTCTTCGAAGATAGATCGGATATGTAGACCTTTGCTTAATAGATATACATTTTATCACGTAAATCAAATATTTAATACTGACTTCACTAGCACTACTAATAATTATTTTAAAGGATTGTTTACAGACTTAAATAATTATACTAAAGACGATAAGAATTCAAGTAAGTGGTCAACAAACAATAAAAGTGACTATAATGGATTAAAAAATTTCACATCACTTTTATATAGTAAAAGTATCAGTATAAGTAAATTTAATTGTTGTAATTTATATTCATATATAGCACATTTTATAGCACAATATCCATTACAATTAAGTTATGGTTTCCCATATGATGATAATGGAAATATATCTACAACTGCAGCCAGTGGTAATATACAAGATGTAAATTTTACAATTAACAATGGAGAGGGAGTATTTACACCACAATCGCAGTTATCTATACCTAGTATAAAACACATAGTGTATACTACATTAATAACTACATTAAAAAGAAAATCGGATAATATATTAGATTATATTATTCCTACACCTAAACCTAATATATCTAATTACATAATAAAAAGAAATACGAAAGATACTATGACTTTAGATATAGATTTCACTGATTTTAATAATAATAATAATAATAACCCCAAGGACAACAATTCCAAACTATTATTAAATATTAATGCTAAAAATGTAAATGCTGGATTGGCTTCAGTTATAGATGAAACAATCGGTGCAGTGCCGCATCCTCCATATAAGTGTAGTAAAGTTAGTATTAACATTGGACCTAACGTTACACAGAGTCCAGATCAACCAGGTGATACATATTATATGAATATTAAAACAGGACAAGCCGATAATAATAATTTTTTGTATTACTATAAAAATATAACTGTACCATCACCAACGAGGAATACTACAATTCCAAAATCATGGGGCGGGGAAAATTCAATAACTAGACCATTACTACCAAATAACCCCACCAAGGTTGCAATTTCTAGTCTTAAATTTTCAAATTTGCAAATTACAACATCGGATGGTACATATAAAGTTCCCAAAACTATTGATTTAACGCAAATGAAAAATAGGGAATATAATATGCCAGAAAATATAAAATTAAATGACAAAACGATAACAAAATTAACATTCGACTTGGAAAATGATCTTTATCTTAATTATTTCCAGTCATCATTTTGTATAGGACCCAATTATAATGTTCCAGTAGGTACGCAATGGCACCCAAATACTAATACAATTACTTTCAATACAACTGGGAAAAATAATGTACCCACCTTGGTTTTTAAATTATTTCAAACTGCTGCTCCTGTGAATCAGCAAGAGTGGTTGTGGAGAATTAATTTAGTAAATTCTCCTTATATTGTAGAACAACCTGATTTTAGCATAGAATTATTTGACGGAAATACACAAATTCTGCCACAGGTAAAATTTTCACCTACATTATTTACTTATAAGTTAGGCAAGGCTTATGATAAAATAAATATAAAAATACCAAATAATATTCCATCTAGTGTATTTGGTCTATCTATAGATGGGAAAAATATTCATCAGGATAGCGAACACAGGGGGGTTGTTATCAGTACGAATGGTGTCGATAATCAGATTCCTCTAAACGGTTTGAAAACTTTTTATGTAATCGGTTATCAGAATAGTGCCCCTTCAATAGTATACTCATATGAATTTAATTTCCCTAATGCAGAAATTAAAACAAATAATGTAGAGAAGATTGTATTTAATAGTGATAGTTATAATAAATTTGCTCCGTTATTCCAATTACAAGTAGTAGAACCACCTGGTTTTACGTCTGACCCAAAATTTATAAATTTTACAATCGAAGACCTAATTCAAGATAAATGAAATATTACATTTAAAAAAAAATAAAAAAAATAAAAAAAAAAAGAATAATATTTAATAATCATAACAAATATAAATAATAGTCTAGATATAAAGGATTTTATAAATTAGTTATAAAATTTAATTAAATTCCTAAATCAATACCTCTTTTACCCTTATTTCCTTTTCCATGTAGTTGATGTAGAATATCATCAACACCAGTGGGGCCATTCATTCTTCTTGAAGTATTTATATCTCTTGTAGGTTTTTCCATGGGAGTAGCTTGTCTAGACGGTGCTTCTCTATTACCACCCATCATACCCATCATATTACTAAACATATTACCTGATGCTTGTTGTTGTTGTTGTTGTTGTCCACCTCCCATCGAATTCATTGTTGCTTGTTGTATATTAGCCATTAGTCCAGGATTTTGCTTTAGAATTTCATTAACATTCGGCATTGCTGTTTTAAATAAAGAATTAGTTAAATGATACATAAAAGCACTTCCACCCACCATCATAATTAGTTTAATTTCTGGAGCAACATCAACTTTTTCATTATATTTGTGATATAATTCTTCAAATACGTCATCGTAGTTTGTCACATTTTCCATAATACTTTCTGACCAACCATCAAGTTTAACATCTAATGGATCGAATTTACCATTTAAGTACTCTATACCTCCGACACATGCCATAAGCATTTCTCTAGAAAATTTAATACTCTTTTCTAAATCTCTTTGTTTTTTTAGTGTTTTAAATTCACTTCTAATATCTTCAATTCGAGAATCCATAGAATAATGCTTAGTTGGTTTATATCCAGATTTTTCAAGTCTGTTTAATTTAAATAATAATTCTTGTTTTTCTCTTTGAATATCTTCGAAACTCTCTTCATCGTAGTCATCAGATGCAACTGATGCTTCTTTACTACTTACGGATAATTCTGAGCCACTTACACTACTTAAGCTTTCAACATCTGATGCATCATCTACATCAATTTCACTACACGAATCCTCTATTTCTTCTTCTTTATAATTATTATTATTTTGTTTTTCAACAAATTTATTTTTGTTAGATAATAAATCCATTCCATCTACAGGAATTGTTTTTATTTCGCTAGATACATCTATATTTTGATTTTGAATTTGTTCATCCATTATTAAATATATAATAGATAGTATTATATATTTATATACGCAAAATTTTACCTATGAATTTTTTTATTTTCTTTTAAAAATAATTGAACTGTATTCATTGCTCTAATATATTCTGCTTCTGTAATTTGTCTTTTAGTTGTGTATCTTTCTGATAAAATACAATATTTACTTTTATTATTTAATAAATAACTAAATATTAATATAAATAATAAAGTAATGACAATAGCTGTTCCAATATCCTTTGTATAACTTAGTACAAATAAAAATATAAAAAATCTTCTTAACATAGGTGTATTTAATATATCTTCTATGTAATCAGGTATTTCTTCTTTCATATACCCTCCTCCAATATTCATTAATAATAAAGTTATAGCAATTAAAAAAGTAGAGTTATTAAACATTTTAGTTAATTTGTCTAACATCTATATTTTATATTATATTAAAATGATTAATATAAATATCACCATCTTTAAGTTTTAATAGTTGATTTAAAGCATAATTTAAATTTTTACGATAATTTACTCCAGCGATTATTAATCCAATGATAATAATCTTATAGTAGTATTTTAAATCATAAATAAAATATAATATTACAACACTTATTACAACTATTTTAATATTAAAATTATCTTTAATTATGTCTACATAACCTTTAATATTATTACTATTTTCTATAATTTTTATAAAAATATAATCTTTTGTTAAAAATAAAGAAACAATGACAAGTAAAATAATAGTTAACCACATACTTATTATTTTATAGAATTTTTTATACAAATATAAACTATAAACTATAATGATTAGAATTAATAGAAATGATAAAGAAAATAAAAAAGTTAATTTTAATTTTAATTTTGAGATTGGATTAAAAAATGATGCTATCAGAAAAAAAATGAATGAGGTTAAATATAATATTGATTATAGTAAAATATATGAGGAAACATTTAATTCTAAAATATATAAATCAATCTTTCGTGATAAATTTATAAGAAATATATATGGAATAAATCCAAAAGAAGCTGTTTATTTAGAATTTGTTAAATCAATAAATTATTTGAATTCAAGTAATTATTTATCTTGTTGTAATTTAATAAAGCAATATAATTCAAATAAAATTAATAAACCTACTAAATATAAATATTTATTATCTACTATTAAATATTTTCAAGATATCAAAGATCTTAATTATTGTGAAAGAGAAGAAATTAATTATAAATATAATTTATTAGTATATTTAAGTTGTTTTAATTACGTAAAGACTAATGGTAATTTATTATTATCTTTATTTGCTATTTGTAATAAAATAACATTAAATATAATTTATTTAGGATTAAAGTTATTTGAAGAGTTAGAAATATATATAGAATCGACGGGGTTAATATATTTATATTACAAAAAATTTAATCCTATTATTAATATAAAAATTTTAAAAGAATATTTAGATGGTAAAAAATTTAATATTACTAATACCCCCCAGCTTGGAATTATTGAAAAATATTATAAAGAAAATATTAATGGTTATTCACATTTAGTTAATTTATATTATAATAAAAAATTTCAAGATTTTAAGTTATTATTTTATAAAAATTTAATAAAATATATTGACCTTATTCCTAATAATTTAATTTCTCAATATAAAAGTTCTTTACAATTTTATTTACTTATAATAGGCAAGGAGATAATATATAAAAATAAACTAACAAAAGTTCATTCGTCAGTTAACTTTAAAGAAGGTGAATTCTTATTTAAAATGATAAAAAAATACGATTATAAGAAATGTGTTGAAGTAGGTTTAGCATTTGGTATATCTGCTATGTATATACTAAATGCTATTCAAAGTTATAAAAATAACTTTCTAATATCAATCGATCCTTATCAAACAGAACAATGGAATAATATGGGTCTTAAGTTAATAAAAGAAGTTTCTTTATCGAAAAATCATACATTAATGGAAGAGAAGAGTTATACAGCATTGCCTAAATTATTAGAAGAATATGGTGAGGGTAGTTTTGATTTTATATTCATAGATGGATGGCATACTTTTGACTATACATTAGTAGATTTCTTTTATGCTGATTTACTAGTTAAAGTTGATGGAATGATAATTGTAGATGATGTTTTACATAAAGGAGTTAATAAATTTGAAAAGTATATTAAATCTAATTATGGCTTCTATAAGCAATTACATTCTCCTAAAACAGTTGGTTGCTTTAAGAAACTACGTAAAGATGACCGCGATTGGGACTTCCATAAAGATTTCTAAAAGAAAATAGCAATTCATATTGAATTGCTTGTGCTATGAAGTAGATTATATGTATAAAAATATGGTATAATAAATTATAAAGTTTTTATATAATAAATATATATGTATAAAATATTATTTATTATATTATTAATAATTTTAATTATTATTTGTGTATCATTTAATAAAATAGAGTATCTGTCAATGAGTGATAATTTTACTGATGAAATATTAAACAATATTGGAGCAAATGAATATATTGATAAATTTAAAGATAAAAATGTCACTATTCAAACATATCCAACCAATGAATATTTATCATATGATATAAATAATACTTTACAATCGTCATATGTAAATAATAAACCTACTATATATAAATTAACTGAGGAAGAAGGTGATTATTTTATTAAAACTGACACAGAAGTTTCATATTATTTAACTATGGATATAGATGCTAAAGTTAATTTATCATTTGATAAAAATGATACTTGTAAAACAGAAGATGGTAAATTTATTTTATGTGATAATAAATGGAAATTATTAACATTTAACAATAAAGTATTATTTAAGCAATTTCTAAAAAAAGAATTAACAAAAATTCCCCAGATAATTATTAATAAAATTAAAGTTCAAAAAAGTAAATTGCCTAATGAATTAGAAGAAACTGCATTATTTCAATTAAATGGATATAATAAAGAAATATATGAAAATGTAAATAATATTGAAGATTTATGTAAACAAGAATTAAGTTTTATTAATAGTGAAGTTATAAGAACATATTTAAAAATAGAATTAAATAAATTATGTAAAAAATTTAATAATCTAAATAAAAATACTTATTTTATTCAAAATATTAAATTTTCATTATTCTTAAGGAAAAATGGTTCGGTTGTTGAAGGAACTAGTCAACCAACAATGAATGATTTGTGGAGAATTATTCATGTTTAAATAATAATTTATTTAATAAACTCATATTTTTCCTATTTCCCCTATTTATTCTAATATTATTATTATTATTATTATTATTATTATTATTATTATTTCTTCTAATTTTTCTAATTTTATTATTATTATTATTATTATTATTATTATTATTATTAGAAGTACTATTGTATATAAAATATCCTATCATTAATACTAATAATAAAATTAAAAATATTATTAAATATTTTAACACTTTAGATATTCTACTTCGTTTTAAATAAATATCTTGTTTTTTAAGATATTCTTCAGTATAAAAAATATCTTTTTCTTTTATTTTTTTATTATTATCATTTGTCTTACTTGTAATATAGTCATCAAGTGTTCTTACATCTGTGAAAATATTATTTATATTTTCATTAACTCCTAGACTCGTTTTCTTATTTTCTAGTAATTTATTAGACGCATAATCATCTATAGTTACGCGGGTATAATCAGGTCCTAGTTGTTGCTTAGTACAAGTAGTATCAAATGCTCCATCACTGGCATCAACACGTCCAATCATTCCAAAATAATAGTTATTATTTTTATTTTTATAGCACCCATTAGCCTTTTTTGGATTATCGTTGTTAGAATCCCATGTACCAATATTAAAAGAGTTTTTACACTGTTCTATTGTCATTCCACATCTTTTTATCATTATAATATAATAAAATATTATTTACTTGAATATAGTATACTAACTATTAATAATATTATTAATAATATTATAGATATTTGTGAATAAATAACTTTTTTTTTATAATCATTTTTTTCTTTTAATAAAAATAACATTCTATTTCTATTATTAAGTATATCTTCATTTGGATTTAAGAACGTATTATATTGTGAAAATAATGATGTAGATATTAACTTAGCCGCATCACTATTTGTCTTAGATTTCTCTACTATACTATTATTTGTTATTATATCTGTTACTATGGTATCCAGCATCTATATTAATATATTAATATATAAATATAATATTATATAAAAGACTATATGAATAATAAAATTATTGATAGTCTAAATAGTTTATATTTACAATCTAAAAATGACCCAACAAAAAATAAATTTCAAGTTAATGCTATAAAGAAATCAATTTATGCTATCAAACAACATCCAAATGAAATAAATTCTAAGGAGGAGGCATTGGAAATAAAAGGAATTGGTAATAAAATTTCTTGTAGAATAGAAGAAATTTTATCAACTGGTTGCTTAAAAGAATTAAATAATGATATTAATGAATTATTAAATATTATTGGTATTGGTCCACAAAAAGCAAAAAAATTAAATAAAATAGGTATTTTTACTTATAATGATTTAAAAAAGTCTTATAATGAAAGTAAAATACAATTAACAGATGATATAATAATAGGAATAAAATATTATGAAGATTTTAATAAAAGGATTCCTAGACCTGAGATAGATGAATTTAAAATAATATTTGATAAAGTTTTTAGTGAATTAAAATTAATTTATGAGATATGTGGTTCTTATAGACGAGGTAAGAAGGACTGTGGTGATATAGATATTTTGGTTACATCACATAAGTCACGGTCAAATTTAATGAAGAAAATATTATTAGGATTAAATGAGATTATGATAGACGATGCTATGCTCACTCCCAATGCCAATAAAAAATTTATGGGTTCATGTAAATTAAAGAATGGAATCGCAAGAAGATTAGATATTAGGATTATTGACTATAAATCTTATTATACTGCTTTGATGTATTTTACTGGTAGTATGGAATATAATATAAAAATAAGAAATATTGCGATTGAAAAAGGATATTTCTTAAACGAATATGGTTTATTTTTAAATAAAATTCCAATGGAGATTAATAGTGAAAAAGATATTTGTGATATACTTGAAGTTGATTATTGTAGTGCATTAAATAGGTAATTAAATAATATATAAGAAGTAATTATATAAAATACTAATTCTATTCCACCTATTCCCAATTGCCATCCAAATTGTTTTTTTGCTTCATCGTTTCCTAATAAGTAATAACTTATTATAAATACTATCCCTATTATACAAAAATTAAAAATAGATGTTATATACAATGATTCATATGGATTTCTTCCTAATAAAATTAAATTTGTACCAATTAATAAACAAAGAAAATAAATAGGAAATATCATATCTACAGCATAATTAGATTTATTATTTTCTGTATTTTGAGAATATATTTGGCATTCTTTATCACCACCTACTTCTTTTCCACCAAACAAACAAGATGTTTTTTTATTTAAAATATTTTCATTTGAAATAGTTTTACAATTATTACAATTTGTATTTAAATTACTAGTTTTTGTTATATTACATTCTTTTATTAATTTATTATCATATTCGGGATTAGAAGAACAATTAGGTGATAATACAACATCTAAATTCTTCATTAATCCTTTAATTATCATATATAGTAGAATACAAATTATTCCAATAATACCCAATGTGATAAAGTTATATTTTATATTTTGTTTTTTTCTTATTTTTAATTTATTATTATTATTATTACCATGTGAATAATTATTAAATAAATTAATACATGATAATAAATAAATAATAATTATTATAACTGAAAGATATATTAATAACTGAAAAAATTGACTCTTGTAATTAACTTCAGAATAATGCTCGTAATAAGGAATATTAAAATATGGATATTTCCTTAAGTATTTATTTTGATTTGGATATATTTTAAAATTTTTATTATGAACATTTACATGATTCGGAACGGGATAATGTGGATCATTTGTATTATTATAAATTTTATATTCCTCTGATTTTCTAGGAGTATTTATTGTTGTACATGACTTGTTATCATCTGGGTAAAATCCAGATGAAAATACATTTCCTCTTGTAAAATTAGAATTAACAGTATTTTGTAGTATTGTTGGTAAATTTTGAGTATTTACTAAATTTAAATATTTATCGTTATTTTTATTATTAAAGTATTTTAAATACTTACTATAATTATAATAATTTAATTTTGTACATTTTGAATTAGGTGGTTTTATATTAGATAATAACATTTTATCGACTCCATTGGGTATCTTATTTAATGAAATTATATTACTTGGTATAGGTGGTATTTTATTAAATTTTATATTATTCAGGTCCATTTGTATATAAATCTTTTAGAAAAAAAATTTACAACACTACTTTTCTATAATAGATACCAGAACCTGATGTTCTATTACGTCCCATCATATTATTTCTTATAATTTTAAAAATATCCCCTGATTTCGCATTATAATATCTAGCAATCCTATCATTTATTTTAATTTTAGGTAAATCTTCTTCTTTATATACCGTCAAAAGTTTTTTTATTTCATCTTCAGATAAAAGTATATGTTTAGGTACTAGAATATGATTTATTACATCTATATTAAGCTCTGTTATAGAAAATAATTCTATATTCTTTTTATACTTATCTTCTAATTCGTATTGATATGTAATTGGTAAATCATCTCCAATAAATATAATATTGTCTGTATCAGTTTCATCTAATATCTCTAATAATTTATCTTGGAGATTTTTTTTCTTTTTTATATTTTTTAATATTTGACAATAAATTTTAGTTTTATCTTCCTTTTCAAATTTAAAATTCATATCATCAGAATATAGCAAATTAAAATCCACTATATCTCCTAATAAATGCTTAAAATCATCTTTATCATTTATAATAAATCCTCTATTTTTTAACATTCTAAATGCATTTTGAATTGAATTATATGAATGAATTATATATTGCTCTATGGATGTCATTATTTTATATTATATATATATTCATTTATTTAAATAAATTCATTTTTTATCTAAATTAAATTATATGAATAATTTATGTTATAGTTACTTAAGAGATGTTAATACACGACCCATCGCAGGTAATCCAGAAATTAAAAGAGTGAGTAATAGATGTGGTATAATTATCGATAAATTAAGTAAAGATAAGACATTTCCGTTAGTATTAGAGGAAAATAATTTTACAAGAAAAGAATGGAATAATTATGATAAGCCTTTACAAAATTTTAGATTTGATTTAAATGCTCCAATGATTGGATTAAGACCAACTTATGGAAGTTATTATAGATATTAACCCAAATTTACTGTTCTAATATTAGAACTATAATTATTACCTGTTGTTTTTTTTTGATTATTCTTACTAGTAATTTTACTTACATTTTTAGTATTATTTGTTTGTGTATCTTCTTGTTGTGGAGTATTATTAATTTGTAATTTATTTTCTATATTACGTAATCTAGAATTAAACTGCGTCATGGCCATTTGAATTTGAATTATTTGCTTATTAAAAAAAGGATTAACCTGTTTATCGATATAGTAAACTCTTTGTTTTAAATCAAAGATTTCTTTTGAATTAAGATTACTCATTATTATATTTTATTTTATATAATAAAATAAAAATATAAACTTATAAATCTATTATTTTATTTACTAATTCATCTTTCAATTTGTTTTTACCTATTAATAACGACTTTATTGCATTTATATAATATTCACATTCCGAATTCCCCTTACATTTTTTTAAGAATGTGTTAATACATATTATATCATCGACGTCCCATAAATTTTTAAATATCTTAAATTTATCGCTTTTATTATTTAAATTAGAAATATCTTCATTATTTATTTTTTTTAATATTATACTTTCATAATAAAGTATACTATGTATAATAGATATATCATCCATTGAATACTCAGTATAGCATTTTTTTAATTTTTTTAAACCATTTAAGCTTTCATTTAATATATCTTTTAAATGATACTCTTCTATATCGTACCATTCTAATGCTTTTTCTATAGGATGACATAATAAACATATATCATTTCTTTTATCATTCGCGTACCATCTTAAAAGACCTTGATATATAAATGGTCTTTGGATATCTACAAAATTATTTCTTATAGTCAATTTACAATTATCTTCATAAAATGATAATAAGGATAAAGTTATAATACACGACATAGGATCTAAAATATTTTTATTTTTTTTTATTAAAAAAGAATTTATTAAATATAAAGAATTCTGGATTTTTTTTAAATCCATATTTTTATTTATTTATTACAAATATAATAATAATAATTATTATCAATACTAATAAAATTATCCATAATAATTCATTTTCAATAATACCAAGATAATTATTTTTACTACGACGTTTACGGCGACTAGACCTATCGTTATCTCTGTGGTTTCGAAGATGTTCATTGATATTTATAGATTCAAAATTTTGTTTAATTAATGGTGTAGATAAATATGGCATTATATAGTATATCTAATATTTTTTTTATCCCTCCTGCTTCCATTTATTCTTACAATTTATACATGTAATAAATAAAGTCTCGGGTTCATCACATGACCTAATCTGTAATGCATAATATGAACATTTAATAGATTTACATTTACCACATTTAAATTGGTCGGTAACTATACTTTTATTTTCTTCAAATTGATATTTATTATTTGCTTCAACTTTTTCAATATATATTTTCCATCTTTCGGGACATACTTCTTCTCTTTTCATAAAAGCTATTTTTGAAATATCAACTTCTCCTTTTTTAACCTTCTTAACAAAGTTAACATTCCCTATATCTTTATTTCTCTTATCTAAATTACTATATATTGATATACTTTTTGTTATATATAAATTCTTAAAGCCATCATTAAAAGACAATATTTTATTTCTACTCTTCAAATATTGAATACAAAAATTAAATATACTTTCTTCTATGCCATTTGATAATTTTTTATTTACATGTTTATTAAGTTTTATTTTAATTTCACCTCTTAGTTTCTCTAGTTTTTCTTCCTCTTCTTCGGTAATATATTCCATAATATCTTAATATAATTATTATTATCTTTATAAATCATTTTTTTATATATACTTTATTACCCCCTGTCATAATAAATTTACCCCCTCTAGGACCGCTCCTTAATTTATATAAACGATTATTGTATTGTAATTTACCATCCGTTTGCTTACTTGACTTTTTATTACTTGACTTTTTATTACTTGACTTTTTATTACTTGACTTTTTATAACTTGAATATTTTTTTTTTATTTTTTCAATGTAGTTTTTTGACTGTTTGAGTATTTGTTTCTTCTTCGCTGGATCTAGGGGATTTAGGATTTGTTTATTTCCAACCATAGCTTTTTTCCCATCTATAGTTACTTCCTGTATAGATCCTTTAATCCCCCCCCCATACTTTATCTCACCCTGATTAACCCTCGCCCCAATATTACAATTAATATTGTAAACTCGCACGGCATCTAAATGTGTATTTTTCATGGAAAAAACATTTGGTATTTTTCTTACATTAAACCACCAAATAAGAACATTCGATCCCTCAATTATATTTGATTCATCTGAATTATCAGGATAAGGTCTTATATATAAGAAAGGGCTATGTTTTAATATTTTAATACTACGTTCGGTGATTCCATTTAGCAACGTAAAATATGCGTTCCATCCATATACAATCATACATTGCACTATATTATTCCATTCAGTTGAAGTTATATTTAGATTTGCATAATTTCGAATTGGATTATGAATATCTGCTTGTAAAATTTGCTGAATTATGGGAGCCTGTCCAATATAGAGTGCCATATATATATATTATTAATAAATATTTTTTATAATTCAATGATTTCGATTGATTGTAAACATCTTCTTATAATTAAACATCTTGATAATTTATATTCATCTTCCAGTTTACTAATGTAATCTAAAATATAAAGTGCTTTATATTTTAGAGTCATAATATCACATAAACCACATACAATTTGATACAAGCATTTATTAAATTCATCTAAATAATAATCAATTCCAGTTGTATTTTTTATTAGTATATACTTGAATAAAATACATAGAAATATATGTAATTGCATAATAGTATATTTATCAAATATGTCAATTGGTAAATATACCCCTGTTTCTTCTATTTTCTTAAAGACATCTGTTTTATATGCGGTATATCTTTCTTCTTTACTTAATTCTAATCCTTCTTCATTTAATTCTCTATAATAATAATAATTTGTTTTCAAATAATAAAGTATTCTTTTAATCTGTTTTTTATCTTCTAAAGAAAAATCAACCGTTGTATAGGGATGCTTATCTACTCCTTCTAATTCTCTAATATCAAAAAAAAAACAACTATGCTTGTAAAAATACTTATTATTAATTTCATTTAATTCTAGACATGTTATGCTATAATTATTTTTATAATTAGAATTATTTTTCATACTTTCTTCATCTTTATCCATTAATTTTTGAGAATAATTTCTGAAATTTTTTTGTATTTTTTTTACTTTAGAATTTATAATAATTTTTTTTAATTTTAATTTTTGCTTTTTAGCAGACCGAGTCAACATTTTATAAACCATTATAAACCATTATATAAAAATGTTTATATAATATTTATAATAAAAATTGATTATAATATATAATATATAATTTATTTAGAATTTTAATAAATGGATATAGATGATATTTGCTTACAACCTGAAGCAGAATATAAACATAAGGAATTTATGTTTTATGATGGTCCAGTTATTATAGGAATTGAAGAATGGGAAAATATACTAGATGAGGGTAATATATTAAGAATGTTATTTGAAGGTCGTAAAGATATGCTCCAAGAATCTAATGAAGAAATTTTTAAGTACTATAAAATTAAATCTTCCGTATTTAATGTTATAAGAAAATGTATTATAGATGGTGTTTGTCCATCAGATGATATGGCTATAAATATTTTGAAATCTGGAGAACTCAGAGATACATGTAATACACTAGGTGGATTTAAAATTATAGATGATATTATTAACAAATATTACCAAAAAGATAAGAAAATAAAAGAAGATAATAGTTATTATACAAATTGTATATTACCTATATTAGATATAAAAAATATATTTCAATGGAGATCTATTCCATATGGTCAAATTACACAATATGAATTATCATTAATGTTAAAAGATATATTCATAAATAATTATTATGTAGTTCATACAGATGATAATTTTTATCATTTTAGACGATAATTAATATAATTAGTTAACAGTGAACAAGACTCAAACGGAATGGGTTATTTAGCACTCGCACGCTCACGCGCCCTTAAAATTCCGGGTTTAGTTGACGTCGAATAATATCGATTATCCATTTTTTTTAATAATTTATAATTATCTTTATTAATAATAGTTTGTTTGTAGATATTAGATATTCTGTTAAAATTATATTCCATCCCATTCTTATACAATATATTTTATCCCGTTCTTCTTTCCAAATATCTAATTTATTCATTGCTCTATCACATTTTCTAATTCTATATCAAAATCTACTTTTATTAAAATATTTCCAATTATAACCCTTTTCAATAAGAAAACTTTTATACATTATATAACTTTTATATAATATATGTAATAAGAATCTTTTATATATTTTATTCAATAACCATAAATAATGATGAATTTAATTAGAATATGCGAGACCACCCATACCACTCATAATACGGAGTACATTATAATTGGTGGCATAGACACGGAGTCTTCCTGCCATACCACTTGTTTGTGTACCACTTAAAACCATACCAACGGATTTAGGTGTTAACTGGAGCTGGAGAGTGCAGTTATCAATACGGGACATATTGCATGTACCAGATGGTTGATGTTCTTCAGGACGAAGTGCGAATGAGTAAACATTAATACCTGTAGCGGGAACATTTGTGTGGTGTTGGTAGGGCTGGACAAGATTGAAGTATGAACCGAGGCGTTCTTGAAAGCGGTCATGTCCATTGAGTTGGAGTTTAGCACGCATAACTGGATTACGGCCTGCTTGGAGTGGACCGAGACCAGCGTGATCTGAACCTTGTGCGGAGTCGGTTAGAGATGCGAAATTAGTAGGTCCGATATCGCCAAATGCACCTGGTCCAAATCCAGCAGGGTAATGAAGGTCACGAACAGCTGGACCAGTAAATAGTGGTCCCTCATCATTACCCTGCAGTCTACTATTATCTGTTAAAGAACCACCGAAACTTCCTCCATCCGACCCCCCAGCAGCCTGAACATTGTATGCATCAGCGTTAGAGTTTGGTCCAGAGTTATATGGTGTGGCAGAATCTACATATACGGATGGGAAACTTAGACTTGACCATCCACTCTCTACATTAGTGTAAAGAAGTTGTGAAGCAGTTGGGTCAGTTGAATCCCATTGTGTATCAATGTCAAAATCATCAGTGTAATTATTCCATTGGTTAGTTTGAACACGCCCACCATTACTTGCTCCTGGTTGCGATTTAGGACCAACAACTTCATCACGCTGAACAACCCAGATTAATTCTTTACATGGATGATTGAAATTAAGCTTAACCTTGACATTAGTGCTTGTAACCGACTCATCACCAGTAAATTGTAGTTGCTCAATAAGATATTCATGAGATACCTGGGCGAATCGACGACGCTCATCAGTATCAAGGTAAATGTAATCTACAAAAAGGGATGCTTGGTCTAGAGATGGAACACATACCTGACAACCACCATCATTTGCAGCAGAGCATTCTAATACTTGAGAAGTTGTTACATAACAATCTTCTTTCCGGCGAAATTCGATATTAATCTTCACTTCATGATATTGGAGAGCAATAAGTGGAAGTGCAAGACCAGGATTACGACAGAACCAGAACTGGAGTGGAATATAAAGTGTTGTTGCTTCGGTTTTATTATGTCCAGTTCCTGTTAGTGATATTGTATTACCAACCATATTATCATAACCTGCTTGTTTACCTGGTTCTTGAGTTAGTTCATTCCAGATATTAAGCCAATCACCATAATGACGGTCAATGCGTTGACCACCAATTTCAACATCTACAGTTCTAATAAGAACATGTCCGATGTAATTAGCCCAGCGAAAACAATAAGAACAAGAATTTTTAACATTCTCCTCTCCTATTTTCAGGTCACTACCTTGACACTCAACTCCTGGTAAAGTTACCTGGAGATATACACGACTAATTAAATCACCATTGCGGGAAATAGTGCATGTAACTTTACGAGAAAAATCTGCCTGACCGTTAAATGTTTGCTCGATTGCTTCCATTGAGAAGTTAGTGTATCGACGATACACTACTTTAAAAAAAGTAATTTGTGGATTACCTGTAAGATAAATATCTTGAGCACCATATGCTACCAATTGCATTAATCCTCCTCCCATTATTATATTATATACAAAGAAAATAATTTCAAAATTAAACGATTAATAAATTTAATAAATAAGTTATCCTCACACATTTATTAAATTTAATAAATATATATGAGATATTTTACTAGTGCTATTATTAATAAATTATCTAATAATAAATATGATATTTTATCATCATCTGGTAGATATCACATCTCAAAATATCAAACTCCATTAGATGCTGCGAAAAAAGTATTTAATAATTTTAAAATAAATATCAATCAAGAATTTAATTTTGTTCTATTAGAAATTACATTAAATAGTAAAAAATCATTATATTTTTATAAAGGTATTAAAGTTAAATTAGATACTCCTAAGGAAATATTTTTTAAAAAATATAATAAAAAAATTATTATTTATTATAATAATCTTGTAAAAGCAATAAATTCTAAAGAATTAGGACATTCTCAAGTTTTAAGAAATTGGGTAAAAGTAATTTCTTAAAAAAAACCATCTCGGAGTATACGAATGATTATATCTATTCCGTGATATTTGAGTATATGAATTAGGCATCTTATTTATATTATATATTATTGTTAAATCTTCTTTTTTTTTATAAAATAAATAAATAATTATCATGAAGAAAAATATAATTATTATTTTATTCATATATAAACAATATAGAAGTTTTTATAATACTATTATATAATATGAAATATTTAGTAGTTATTTTTCTTTTAATAATAGCTTATTATTTATTTAATAATGTAAAAGAGAATTGGACTGTTTATAAACAGAAGCCATATAATTATTACTTATCTGGTAGTTCCCCATTAGGATTTTATAGACGAGATGTGTATAGGAAACCCTATAGATACCCTTTTAAATTTAATTCATCTTATTTATTAAATAATAGAACATATTATAATTAATTATTTTCTATAGATAATTTCATACTTTTATTTGTTAAATCAATTATTAATAATAAATACTGCTGCTTATCTTTATTAGATATAGTTGCATCTACTGATCTAAGATAAATTTTATTTGAAATTTCTTCAAATTTATTTATTAAATGTGCAAAATGAGTATCTTTAGCTTTTAATCTAAATATTGCTATTTTATATCCTTTTTTTAATTCTTTAGCTATATTATAAATGGCATGTCTACCTATTTGATATGTATATCCATTTTTTTGTTTTATTGCTCTAGGTTCTGCATAAAATAAATGATTCTTCACTGCTATTATTTTATTAGTATTCGTATTATTATATTTATTATTTGATTGAGAGATATATTTACCATGTAATTTTACATTATTCTCAGAAAAATTATTAAATTTATCACAACCAGGCTTACAACTTAAAAATACATCTACTTCTCTGAATTCTCTTGCAATAGCTCTTGTAAATAATTCACTACACCCAGTTGCATCAGTCACAGATACATTTTTTGGTTTTTCAAAAAATTCTTTCATAATAATAATAATTTTAGCATATGTAATTGCATTTAATTTATCAATTTTATCTATTTCTTCAACAGTTAAAGAATTCTTCCATGATTTTGTGTTATTCATTATTATATTATAAATATAATATAATAATTATTAATTAAAATTAATAATTATTTCTATATTATTCTTATTAATTTTTTTATTAGCTGTTAATAACATTTTATTTTTTTTATTAATATTATTCATATGATTCTCTATTATTTTATAATGCTTATCTATATAACTTAAAATATTATTATCTATTACCCATTTAAAAAAATTTAATTGACCAACCGTTGAAGTTATAAAATTATTTTCAGTATAATAAAAAACAATCCTTTCTCTTCTACAAAAAGGATCGAATTGTTTTTTTGAATAAGCTTTTAATTGTGATTTATAATTTAAATAAATATTATTAACATGTTTATTTATTTCATTATATAAAATAATGTTTTTTTCTTTAGTATAGTTTGTAACAAACCAATCTAATATTCTTAATGATATTTGTGATGTGCCATTAAAAATAGGTATTAATTCTTCGATTTTATTAGTTTTATAATAAAATGGTGATATACTATCTAATAATAATTTATCTCTACTTGATAACATTTATTTAAAAATAATAAATTTCTTTAAGTAAATTATAATGCTTAATTATAAAAAATTAAAAGAAAAATATCCAAATAAAATTCCTATTATTGTCAAAAGATCTAAAAATTGTAAATTAGATAAACTAGAAAAAAATAAATTCCTAGTATTTAATTCAATTACACTAGGTGAATTTTTATTAATTATTAGAAAAAATTTAAAATTAAATGAATCTCAAAGTCTTGTGTTGTTTATAAATAATACACTAGAAGCGAATAGTAGTATTATGAGTGAAATCCATAATAAACATTCACCCAATGATATTTTAGAAATTATATATACATCAGAAAACACATTCGGTTAAATTACTTTGCATATTCTTCTATATAAAAATCAAATGATAATATATATATTAAATAAGGTGTTTTTATTCTAAAAAATAAATTATATAAATCTGTTCCCTTTTTTTTCTCATAATTTTTTATAATATTATTATTTAAATCTGTAACTTTATAAAAGAAATCAAAGTTTATTGACCAAAAATATTTTCTTAAATTATACATTTCTTCGTCTTTAATTTCTTCTAAATTTACTTTTCCATCTTTACCATATAATTTTTTTATTCCATCATAAAATATTTCTACTAGCATTTCAAATATTTTCTCATCTGTGTCCGCGTTTAAATTCTCTATTTGTATAGATTTTGCTTCTTTAATATCATTTTCAAATAATAAAATTGATATACTATTCATTATATATAATAAAAAAAAAATATATTTATATAATCTATAAAGATGTTTCAATCAAGTTCGTCAATGTGTAAATATATTAAAAGAGGAGGAAATAGTAATGCATTAAGATATTATGATACCAATGCACGTAAATTTAATGTTAATTCAGCGCCTGTAAATCGTTATAAAAATGGTTTAAAAATTAAATCTGGAGGAACTAATAACAACAATAATAACAATAATAATAACAATAATAATAACAACAATAATAATGATAATAACAATAATAATGATAATAATGATAATAACAACAATACTAACAATACTAATAATAATGATAATAACAATAATAATGATAATACTAATACAGGTGGTGGTGGTATTATTAAAAAACGTAAATCATCCACCAAGCGTAAATCATCCACCAAGCGTAAATCATCCACCAAGCGTAAATCATCCACCAAGCGTAAATCATCCACCAAGCGTAAATCATCCACCAAGCGTAAATCATCTACCAGCCGTAAATCATCCACCAAGCGTAAATCATCCACCAGGCGTAAATCATCCACCAAGCGTAAATCACCTACCAGGCGTAAATCATCCACCAAGCGTAAATCACCTACCAGGCGTAAATCATCTACCAAGCGTAAATATGGAGGAGAATATAATGAAAATTCATTAGATGTTAAAAATACTATAACACATATAAATGATTTATCTAATAATTTATCAATATTAGATAATAGTAATCCAACTCGAACAGGAGGAGGGGGTATTATACAGAAGAGACCCTCTAGAAAACGTAAAGTTGTAAAGAAGAGACCCTCTAGAAAACGTAAAGTTGTAAAGAAGAGACCCTCTAGAAAACGTAAAGTTGTAAAGAAGAGACCATCTAGAAAACGTAAAGTTGTAAAGAAGAGACCCTCTAGAAAACGTAAAGTTGTAAAGAAGAGACCCTCTAGAAAACGTAAAGTTGTAAAAAAGAGACCCTCTAGAAAACGTAAAGTTGTAAAGAAGAGACCATCTAGAAAACGTAAAGTTGTAAAGAAGAGACCATCTAGAAAACGTAAAGTTGTAAAGAAGAGACCATCTAGAAAACGTAAACAAAAAGGAGGGAATAATAGTGATTATTCTTCTACATTGGCTTCGAGGGGACCAGTTAATTACCCATCAAATGGTTGGCCACCACATGGTGAAGATCGTTTTAGGCAATTTAATAAAACATCACCATATGTACCAAATAAAGATATTAATTATTGGGCAGTCTTAGATAAAAATATGGTTGGTAAACCACCAAGTGGTTATAGCATGTAAATTAAAATATATCGAATGTTTTATCATCAACCTCATTTGATGCATATACTATTTTTTTTTGAAAAGGAACTGTGTTAATATTATAATCCAAGTTAATTTTATTATTTTTTGTTTTTTTTATTACTTGAAATTTATATTTCCCTAGTATATTATATAAATTTTTTGTATATACTTGAAGTAAGTTATTATTATTGGTGATAGGGATTGAATATATTAAAGATTGAAAATTATTTAATGTTTCTTTAAAATATTTATTAAAATTATCATTATTTTTATTAATATTATCTATATTATGAATTATACGATAATAATATTTTAATAATAAATTAGTTGATACTATTATATTCCTGAAGTTTTCTCTGCTATATTCTATATATTTTTTAATATCCCAGAAAAAATTAATTAAAATATAATTATTATTGAAATAAGAAATATTTTTAATATTATTATATGTCTCGTGATAGTCGTATTCTTCATATTCTTCATATTCTTCATCGTCAAATAATAATTTATTTAAAAAATTTTTTTTTAATTTAACATTATTTATTTCACTAATATCATTGGAATAATAGTATTCTAAAATAATTTTTAAAATTATATATGTAAATATAATATAAAATAAATAATTTATATTAAATTTGTTATATATCAGTAAATATAAAATTATAATAAAAAAAATAATTATGTAAAATATAGTTAAATTATCATTAATTATAAGTAATTCATAGTCGTTTTTTGGATAAATATTTTTATTTAAATTATTTATTTTTAAAAAATCATTTAAATTATGTAATAATTTATTTACAATCATTATAATATTTTTAGGAAAAAAAATAATTATAATATATATATATATGTTGAATAGGAGTAAATTTATACTAAGTCCACAATTTTTTAATCCAATGATGTCACAACCTAAAAATATTAGGTTAATGCGGCAATCACAACCTAAAAATATTAGGTTAATGCGGCAATCACAACCTAAAATGGTGTGTGAAAAATTTGTTATAAAAAATAATAATAGAGTTATTGGTACAGGTACAAAATGTGTAGCTGGTTCTAACGTCATACACACTATTAAAAAAAAAACTAATAAGAAACCTTCTTCTAAAAAGAAGAAATCAACTACAAAGAAGAAATCAACTACAAAGAAGAAATCAACTACAAAGAAGAAATCAACTACAAAGAAGAAATCAACTAAAAAGAAGAAATCTACTAAAAAGAAGAAATCAACTACAAAGAAGAAATCAACTAAAAAGAAGAAATCTACTAAAAAGAAATAATTATGTAGTAATATCCATAAAGTAAATAAATAAAGATAATAATACTAATAATATTCCAGTGTAAATTAATCTTTCGTCTTTAATAAAAATAATAATAAATTTATTAAAATTAAATTGTTCTTTTTTATTTATTATTTTATAAAAATAATCAACTAAATCATTTAATATATCTATAAAATTAATAGTAAAATTTCTAGCAATTTTAGATATAGATAAATTATAGATGCGTTCATAATATTTATTTTCTATATCTTTTTCAGTATTTTTATTTCCTAAATTATATAAATTTTCATATTCTTTAGCTTTAATATATTTTTGATAATCTGATATTGTAAATTGTCCTTCATCTTTCAAATAACTTTTATTCATATATTTTTTATATATTTTAATTAAATATATTTAATTTGGAACATCCCCATTTATTTGAATATTTTCTTCCTTTAATAACATATCATCTAATGCACATCCTGGTTTAACAAGTGGTAAGCATATATCTGCTTCTACAACACAATCAACTAAAACAGGTCCTTTTTCCTTTAAGATTTTTTTTATATTTTCTTCTGGATTATTATGAGAGTTTAATCTAAATGTTTTTATATTAAATGAATCTCCTAATTTTAAATAATCAGGATTAGTATTATCGGTTCCTATATATCTCTTATTAAAGAATAACTTCTGCCATATATAAACCATTTGTTGTCTTTTATCATTCATTATAAATATTTTTATAGGTAAATTTAATTTCATAACTGTTTGTAAATCAGACATAGTCATTCCAAAGGATCCATCCCCATCTATCAAAATTATATTTTTATCTGGATTTGCTAATTGAGAACCAATCGCAAATGGTAATCCAACTCCCATAGTACCTAAAGAACCAGATGTTAATAATCTATTTGGATGTGTCCATTTTATAAATTGTGCTGTAAACATCTGATGATTTCCTACACCAGTTGTAAATATTGTATTTTCTTTATCAACGTGTTTATCTATATTTATTATGATATCTTGAATTTTTAATTTTTTACTTTTATCATATCTAAAGGGGTATTTTTTCTTTTTATTTACAATAATATTACACCAATCACTTCTATCTTTTGTAGATATTTTTAATAAGTTATTTAAAAATTTATTCGATTTAATATTAATTGATTTTAAGAATTTAATATTTGAATATTCTTTTTTAAATAAATTTTTTACTTTATCAATTTGTGTAATAGATGAATCTACATGTATTATACCTTGGTTATTAATCGCATTTTTACCAAACTTACTTAATTTACCAGTAATTCTATCATCAAATCTCATACCAATCCCGATAATTAAATCTGCATCTTGTATTAAATAATTAGTTGCTGCGTTTCCATGCATCCCTAACATTTCTAATCCATATAATTCATCCTCTGGATATATACCCATCGCATGTATTGTAGATGCTACAGGTATTTTATGATAATTAATTACTTTTTTAACTAAATTACTTTGATTATTACACCCTTGTCCTAAAATAATTATAGGTTTATTTGATTTTAATAATTTATCTTCCAAATTATCTTCAGGTAAATAAGACATTAAAATATCTTTAGGTATATCCAAATGAACAGGACCCATTCGTGATTCCATACAAATATTAGTTGCTATTTTTAATTCATTTTCTAGCTCATTAATATCTAAAATTAATTTATTATATTTTGTACAAGCTTTAGTTAAGTTAATTGCATTACATTCTTGAAAAGCGTCAGTACCTAATGTCATAGAAGAAACCTGTGCTGTTATTACTAGTAATGGTATTCCATCTGAATAAGAATCTTGTAGAGGTGTTATGAGATTAGTAACACCTGGTCCAGATGTAGATATAACAACACCAGGTATTTTATTACATAGCGATTTTGCATAACCCTCTGCAGAATGTCCAGCACATTGTTCATTAGAACTTTTAATGAATGATATATGATTCTGATTATAAAATTTATCTAGTAGTGGTAAAACAGCTCCGCCTGAATAACCAAATACATGTTTAACATGTATTTTCTTTAAGTAATTAAAAATTATTTGTGAACCATTCATATTTTATATTAAATATAAAATATTTTTAAATAATATATGCACAAAGCATTGATTATTTTTTGTTTTATTATAAATTCATTATATTTAATATATGCTTTAAGTAATAATAATAATAACTTAAAAGTAAAAGAAAATTGGGAAAGAGTTATAACAATTATATTTGTGTTTTTTAATATATTAGGAGTATTTCTAACTTTATTTAATTATAATAAAGGATTTGATATAATTCATAATTTAATGTTTAGGGGTTATTATTATTTATTTTCTATTTTATTTACATCACCATTATTATTATTAAATTCAATAATTGTTTTAGTATCTACGCTATTAAGTTGGAAAGTATTTAATGATAAATGTATATTTGATTTATTTACAAAATATAATGATTCTAAAATATTAACTATTGATAAAAATTATTTAATAGTTTATATTATTATTTTAGTATTTAAATTACACAATATTAGTAATTATTTTATAACACATGGAATATTTATAATAAATTTATCATTATATTTGTATTATGTTTACTATGATGCTAAATATCTTATTAGATAGTATATGACTATAAATGATAAAAGAAATTATGTTATAAGAAAATTAAAAGATAATGACCCTAAAAAACCATATTTTATTAACAAAAAAGGTAAAAATTTAAATTCATCTAATACTTTAAAATATCTTAAAAAATGGCAGTTGGCACCTGGTTACCCAGAGGTTAAAATATTCTTAAATGTTAATGATAAAAAAGATGATACTTTTTATGCGGTTGCAACTGACTTAAAAGGACGTAAACAACAATTATATACTTCTTATCATAAAAAAGTTGCTGGTGATAAGAAGTATTGTGAATTAATGGAAGTTGGAAAAAATTATGATAAATTATTTAATAAAATTAATAAAGATTTAAAATCAACAAGAATAACTAAAAATAAATTAATTGCTATTATAATCAAAGTAATGATTGATTGTCAATTTAGACCAGGACATGTAAAATATCGTAATCAATATCAAACATTTGGCTTAACTACATTACAAAAACAACATTTAACTAATAAAAACAACGGAGTATTTTTTAGTTTTATTGGTAAAAAAGGAGTTTTAAACGAATGTTTATATAAAAACTCCAATATAGTCCCTGAATTACAAAAACTTATTAAAAATAAAAATAAAACAGATGATATTTTTCAATATAAGAAAATACAAATAAAACCAACAGACTTAAATAATTACTTGAGGAAATTTGGTGGAATAACTGCTAAATCTATCAGAACATGGGACGCTAATTTAGAATTTATTAAGAATTCTAGAAGTATGAATGAACCAATTGCTCAAACACCAACACAAAGGAAAAAACAATTAAAATCAATTATCGAAAAAGTAGCTACAAAATTACATCATACCTCCGCAATATGTAAAAAAAGCTACTTAGATAATGGAATTTGGGAAATGTTTCTAGAGAAACCTAAGTTATTTTTAAAAACATTTAATACTAATAAATCACCTAAAGATGTTTTAATTACATATTTTGAAAAAAAATGTAATATAGTTAAAAAAAGAAATAATCAAAAATAGATTTTACGAACTTTTCTAATATAATATTTACCTCTACTAATATTAATTATTTAAAGATTATTTACGAATTTATTATATAATGAAAACTCCAAATTTTTGCTGGGCACAAAGTGATACACATATATTTATAGATATTAATCTACAACCCTCAAATGATTTTTTAAAATTTGAAGATAATATAGTCACATTCAATAACAATGATTATGAATTAAATTTTAAGTTATATAAAGAATGTAAAGTTATGAATGTAAAAAAAAATAGAATAATTGAATTAATACTCGAAAAAACTGAAAAAGATGAATGGATTAGATTGACAGAGGTTCGTAATCTTTATAAAAATCAATTAAGTGTTAATTGGAGTAAAATGAATTATGAAGAAGAACTTCAGGAAAATAATAATAATAATAATAATCACATAGATATGGAAAAAATGATGGCAGAAATGCAGATGACAGATAACTCAGTAGAAGAAAAATGTAATGAACCTGAAGCATGTAATGAACCTGAATCATGTATCTAAGTAATTATATTTTTAATTTTATTTATTTTATCAAATAAATATTTATTTCTTTTTAATAAATCTGTAATTTTTATCTTATATATAGTATTGTCGCTTCTTAAAGTTTTTATTTTGTTTATTAATTCATCATTAGCTGAACTTTTATTTTCATTTAAGTCTATTAATGAATTAATCTGTTTTAATGAATTATTTTTATCTTCTAAATATTTATCATAATCATATATATTAACTATTTTATATTTTAAACGCAGAACTGAATTATTATATTCTTGTCCAATTTTAAAATCTATATCTATAATTTTATTATCTCTATCATAAACACTTATATTAATATTATAATTATATGGTATAAAAATATCTTTTTCATATACCCAATCATTATTAGTTATCAATGTTAAATTATATTTATTATTATTTATAATAATATATAATTCTTCTTTTCCAATGTAATCAACTCTTTTAGTTAATTTATATAATATTTTAGTAATATTAATATATCTCATTATAAAAAATATATATATATATCTCTATATAAATCTTATATAGAGAGTGATGGTATCAGTGGGGTTCGAACCCACGCGGACAATTGTCCAACAGATCTTAAGTCTGTCGCCTTAGACCACTCGGCCATGATACCATACACACTATATATATATGTTATTTTTTTATATGGTTTTTTCTATATTTTATTTAATAATAATAAAATAACTATTTTTTTATAAAAAAATATATATTATATAAATGAATACAAATGAAAAGTTAAAACAGCAACTAGAAATATTAATTGAGAACTTAAAAAAAGAAAATATTAAGAAAAAAAAAGTAAATAATTTTATAATAAAACATAGAAAATTAACTAATAAAATAAAATCAATCTTTAAGAATATGTAAAATATATAATAATATTATATAATGAGTAATATAAATAAAACATTTGCTGATATTCTTGAAGAAATAGAAAAAAATAAGCAAGTAAATAAGCAAGTAAATAAACAAGTAAATAAACAAGTAAATAAACAAGTAAATAAACAAGTAAATAAACAAGTAAATAAACAAGTAAATAAACAAGTAAATAAGCAAGTAAATAAGCAAGTAAATAAGCAAGTAAATAAGCAAGTAAATAAGCAAGTAAATAAGCAAGTAAATAATTATGAATTTAAATTTAAAAATAAATATATTAAATTAACTGAGAATATAAAATTAAAATTAAAGGATATTAAAGAATTAAATAATAAATTAGATAAACTTCAGAGGGAATGTTCTAATTTATCAAAGGGAGTTGATAATAAGTCTAAATCTTTAAATTTGTTATTAGAGAAATTATATCTTATTATAAATGAAATTAACGAATCATTTAAAAACGATCCATCTACTCAAGAAAAACACTTAAATGAAATATTAAAAAATATAGAAAAGATTAATTCAGTGACAAATAAATCTAATATTAAAAATAATAAATCTAATATTAAAAATAATAAATCTAATAAAAATTTAAATAAACTTAGTGCTTTAAAATTTAATAACAGTGTTGGATATAATATGTCTGGAGTTAATAAAAGTAAAGCTCCTATGTCTTATAATGTTAAAGAAAATTTAAAAAAAAATTATAATACACAAGGAGTAAATAATAAAAAAAATAACAATAAACAAGATACAATTGATAATTTATTTTCTCAATTATTTTAAGTATAAATATTATATTTATTATTATATTTAAATAATATGGAAGATATTTATAGTATATTAAAAAATAATTTAGATGATTCGGATTTAACATTAGAAGAACAAATAGAAGAATTCGAATCATTTGAAGAATGTGAAATAATTGCTAATAATTTATTAAAATCAAATACTTCTAAATCTATAAAAGTTAATGAATCATTTTTTATAGATTTAGAAGTATTTCAAGACCATCTTAATAATAAAGATAAAAGTATATTTAAAAAAATAAATAAAACATTTACATTATTTGGAAATGTTATATTAAATAAAAAATTATTATGTCCAATAGATGATATAATATTATTAAATAAACAAAAAGAAAATATTTTATTTATTTTAGAAAATATAGATAAATATGAATTAAATTTAAAAGAAATAAAATCTACACAAAATGATTTATTATGGTTTTGGAAAGAAATAGATGAAAACACTGAATCTATTTATAGTATGATTTTCTTTCAATTTAAATATATTAAATTTTTAAATTATAATGAAAGCTTGATGAATATTTATACAATTTATACAATGTTTTTAAATCCAATAATGTCTACATTGTCTCCATTATATAGTATTATATTTTTAATTATTTTAAAAATATATTATAAAGTAAAAATACCAATTAAAAAAATATTTAATATAATTAAAGAATTATTTTTTAGTAAAATAAAAAGTGTTTTTTCAAATATTAAATTATTTTTTTCAATGTGTATTTGGTTATTATTTTATATCTATAATATTTATCAAAATATATCTTATACATTATCTATAAATAAAATAACAAATATATTTCACAAAAAATTATTAAAAATTATTAAATTCTTAGAATGTTCTAATAATATAGTATTATTAAATAAAGATTTACTAAACTATAAAATAGATTTTAGTTCTTTAAGAACTTCGTTAAATTATAAATTATTTGGTAAAAATCCTAATTTATTTTCAAATAAAGGTAGAATTATATCAACATATTATACAATTTTAGATATAAAAGATAAATTGATACCAATAATGAATTATATAGGAGAAGTTGATGTATTATATTCGTCTGCGAAATTATTAAAAGAATATAATTTTACATTACCAAATTATATTAATAATAAAAAATTTATTTTCGATATAAAAGACTGCTGGCATCCATATTTATCAAATAATATTATTAAAAATTCTATAGACTTAAAAAATAATATAATTATAACTGGTCCTAATGCAGCAGGTAAATCTACATTTATAAAAACTTTAATGTTAAATACACTACTATCTCAAACTTTATCTATTTCTAGTAGTAGATGTTTTAATTTAACTCCATTTAACATGATTTATACTTATTTACATATTCCTGATACAAAGGGTAAAGAATCTTTATTTGAAGCAGAATTAAATAGATGTACAGATATTATAAAAAAATTATCAGTAAATAAAAATAATAAATCTTTTATTATTATGGATGAAATTTTTTCTTCGACCAATCCAGTTGAAGGTGCAAAAGCAGCAAACAAAATATGTGAAAAAATAAATAACTTTAAGAATAATATTATTATAGTAACAACTCATTATAATAAATTAACTAAATTAGAGAAAAAATGTAATTTTGTTAATTATAATTTTAAAATAAATAGAGATAAAAATAAAAATATTATTTATACTTATAAATTATTAAAAGGTATATCAAATGACAAAATTGCTTTAGAATTATTAGATAATAAATTAAAAAATTTATAAGTTTAAATTTAAATTTTTTAATATATATACATACTAAACATGGTAAATAATTATTTTGTTATATTATTAGCGATATTAGTATTGATAATATTAGTTATTTTATATTTATTTAATAAGCAACTCACATCATTAAGAATTAAAATAAATTCATTAAGTTATGAAATTAATAAAAAAGATTCTTCTCAAAATATAGATATACTTTCAAATATAATTCAACAAAATAATCCAAATATGTTTAATAATAAAGTTGTTAACGATGAAAGTGATGACGAAAATAAAGATACTATTAATGATAAAGATGAAGATACAGAAGAAGATGATGAATATACTGAAGATGATGAAAGCGTGGATGCTGAAGATGTAGAAGAAGATGTAGAAGAAGATGTAGAAGAAGATGTAGAAGAAGATGTAGAAG